CTCCTTGTTCTCAGACGTCATTGCCTTTATGCACTCGACTTTCAGAAACGCGCTTGGTTGTTCCTCGCCGCCCTTGATGACAATGCATTCCTCGTTAAGTATTGTATTTAGTTGTATCGTAATCTCTGCGTGGTGTGTCATCATATTCGTCAGGAACTCCTCGTTCGACTCGACGAAGCCCATGACTTCCTGGCGCAATATTCTAAGGTCATCAACTATTGTCTTCCTGCTGACTTCCAGTATGCGCGCAATAGCAACTCCGTTCTTGCCTTCGAGTACCATCCGCCGGACCTTCTCGCGGCGCGCAATAACCTTAAGTGCAATGAGTTCTTTCCTGCTCGGTTTTTTTTCCTTGACCTGTTTGACAACTTTTGTAACTTTCGGCATAGCGGTTTTGCTCTTGCCCTTCGCGGTAGGGCGCGTCTTCTTGATAGTACGCGCAAGGTTGCCCGTGCCCTTCTCGACTGCCTTTTCAGTTGACTGTTTCTTTGGTTTTTTCTTCATTTGATTTCCTCTTTGTTTTGATTTCTCCAAGTACCATATTTCCATGTCCAACCATAATGCTTAAATCTCCATACGGTCCTTCTTCTGAACAGAGTCTTGAAGAAATTTCATCATAACCTAATGTAAAAAGTATCATCAAAACTAAAGCCGTATAAATAAATATATTGTAATACCTTTCGCTAATGTAAGGGAAGCCCACAGTAAGAACAATGCATATTATTGCGATTAGGCAAGCTACCGAAAATATGGATATTTCTTTTACTATATTACTTTTGTGTTTCTTTTTCATGATGAAATCACGGTTGCCTTATGTTGGTGAATATCTTTAGCAGTTGCAAATGCAAGATAATCTAGTTGATTCTCGAACTGAACCATTACGTGCCTTATTCCTTCTTCAATAATATTAAGACCTAGCGTATCTCTCATAAAATCAAAATCCTTTCTAGTTAGATTGCGCTTGAAGGTCATTTTCTTTATTGGTTTGTCATCTATCATAATATCACTTCTTCAATATTTCTGAAATTATATCTGTCATGTCTTGCGTTGTTGTCTTCTCTTTGAACTTAATCTTTTCTGTAATGGACTCACCGCGCTTGTGTATCGCGAATCCGTTTGAATATCTTTTAATGGTCGTTGAATTTACAGTGGTAGTTGCTATCCACTTGCCGAGAGTCTTGTCATTTCGTGCCATGTTAGTCATCTACGGTTTAATCTTATCCTCGTCTACGAGCTTCATGAAGTCGTCGAGGTCCATCATTATGATACTCGTCTTAAGGTACTTCTCCTTGAACACGACGATAGGCATCTTGCCCTCTTTCTTGGCAGATTTCTTCGTGTCTGTAAACGTCTTCATGAACGGGATACGCGCCCTCATTTTACATTCAAGGAAAATGGACGGGTGAATCATGTCGGCTGCTGTGTGTTTCGAGTTCATGCCACTCAGCGGGTTGCGAGTCCCGCCGAATAGCTTGGCTATCCGGTACTCGTAAGACTTCCATGTGCGCGCAGCTGTAGGTCCTGTCATCTTAATCATCCTCTCGTATGAATATTTTACTTACCCATTTTGGGTAGCGCGGATTGCCGATAACATTAATGTCGATACTAATTTTCTTTTCAATACCAACTCCAATAAAATGTGTTGGTCTTTTTTCAACAACGAAAATAAACTTAGCGGCAATCCTTGCGAATGGCATTATGTAGAATGGATATCGTAATCTGCTTTTTATGTATAACTCTTTCATATCGGCGATTTTATATGCGATTTTCTCTCTAAGTAATGTGGCCGAATGAGGTTTGTTCATCCATAGTTCAGGGTCAATATCTTTTTCTATTTCCATTCTAAATACCTTTACATAAGTTATTGCTTGACACCCAACAATCCCAATAGCATGTCCTTGATGCCTGACTTGCGCAGCTTGGTGACTTGCTCGTTTAGCGCGCACAGTTCCTGGATAGTTTTTTTGGTTCCGTCCTTGAACTCGACCTTCATCTTGGATGGATCCTTTACTATCACGTCGCCTACAATATCTTCGAGTATTGCATGCCCGTGTTTCTTGATATACTCTTTCTTCCTGATGTCCTGCTCGATTGAAAAGTCCTTTGTCCTGTCTGCCATAAGATCAACTCCTGTTAGTTTTTTTAAGGATGATTGCGCCCTGAACCAACTCCACCGAGTCAGTTGGGCGCCAGGTAGGATTATTTCCCTACCAGTTTTGTCCCGCATTTCGGGCATACTTGCGTAGCGCATGGCGTGTTTCGCAGGTGCGGACCTTCCCAGCCACAGTCAGGGCATACGCACTTACTTGCCCCGCCGTCGCCCTGGCGCGCGCCGCCTACTCCTTGTCCTTCTCCTCTTGCATTGTCTGTCATGTCAGTCATCTCCGTATTATATAATCAGTAATCACAACCTCGAAATCCTTACCTTCACATTCTCTGTAGTACACTTCCTTGTTGGCAGTATGTCTGCGCAATGTGCAGAACGGAATCCCTTTCTCGCCCACGAATATCAACTGCAACAACAGCCCTTTCGGCAGCGCGTAATACTCGCCCGTGCTTGTGCGCGTGTCGTACTCTATCAGGTCTTCGTGTAATGGTTGTTCCAGCCTGCGCACATGGATTAACTTAGCGCGCTTCTGGCCGTGCAACTTGGGGTAACTGTGACTAAACTTTATCTTTGGCATTGAAATCATCTATAATTTTTATAACATTCGTAAGTCCTTGTGTGAGTTCTGCAATATCTTTATTCGTTGGTTTGACCTTACAGGGTTTAGCCATACTCATTATGATTGTATTTGCAGGTATGTGTCGCCATGTCCCGTCACTGCTTTTTTCAGCATATCCGACACCATATATTAATTTGTCTCGCTCAACTGCCAGTCGCACATTATCAGGCATGTCTTCATCATTCATAAGTTCTTCACCTTTTTCTTCTTCTCGCATACCGGACACACGTGCTTGTTACCGCGCAATCGCATTTCATTTCCAGCACTTCCCGTCCCACGTCTTGTTATGGTTTATATGCATATACAATCTCAGCCATACCTCGCGCCAGTCTGTCTTGCCGAGTAGATACTTCTTGCGCCATGCAACCATTATCTTTTTGATAGGCGGGAAACTATCTTCCAGCTTGTCGAGTGTTACCTGCGCTGTCCTGTCAATCATGCCCTGTAAATCGTCTTGTGATGGGATCCATTTAGGATTGCGCTTATGCCATGTAGGGCGCGACAGTCTATAATTCGAGCCATTACAAGTATAGTTTATCTTGGGAGGGGTTACGTGGATGATAGTTACTACATGGCCATCAATGAAATACCTGCGCCCGACATACTCATACGGTATTGTGAAGCTTACGTGCAACCTGCCGGTGGTCTGGATTTCCTTTGACGCCAGGCACATGGCAATGTACTCGTTCTCATTAACTGACAATAGCCCTCATCTCCGGTCTCTTGAATGGTGTGGCATTGATAGTGAACGTGCCCCCGCGCTGAGTCTTGCGCTTGGACAACTGCAACCTCTTACCGACCCAGTTCTTGGTCTCCATTGTAAAGTCAACTTCCATAGCAATTGTTTTAAGTGAAAATTCGTTGATAGGCAATCTGCGCTCTACGCCCTTGAAGTTGACGATTACTGCCAGCTGTTCGTCCTTGAACTTGGAAGGGTAATACCCGCCCGCGCCTATGACTGTAACTACTGTCGGTGTCGGAATCTCTTTCCAGCTCATGAATGTGTTCTTCAATAGTTTGCTTGCGTCTGCCATTTTAATCTCCCTCCTGTACTCTTTGCTTGTCTAATGTCATTGCTTCCTTAAGTATTTTATTGACTAAGTTTGATAGTGATTCATCTCCACTCTTATCTTCAAGATATTCTCGGACGTCTGGATCTATCGTGGCAGACAACGGAACTTTACTATCTCCATTTCTTTTTAGCACCATACCTGTTTAATGTAAAGTAAACTATTTAAAGTTAAGTACATAATGTAATGTAAACAAGAAATCGCGCTTAGATATCCAAAGAAGTGTTATCGCCTGATAAGTTCCAAGTTTGGGCGCGCGTTTTTTTCGATGTTAAATATACGATATAGGTGATATGGATGAATCTATTAATGAAAGGTATTCTGTTTGTGGCGCTGTTGACTGCCGTGCTTGCCATAAGCGGTTGTGTTGAAGAGGTATGCGGCACACATACCGAGACATATAATACAAACACGCCGGGCTGTGATAATATGGGTAACTGCGAATGCCTGCACAAATCATGGGGTGGTATGGGCGCATGCGACAGTTGCGTATGCACGCGCGAGGTAAACAACTGTTAGCTGTTCGCAGGTTAGACTCCTGCCTCCCGCAGCATGCCGGACTCTTTCAATGGCAGGAAAATGCACCTGTAATGCATTAATACCAGTTCGAGTCTGGTGTCCGGCTTTACGAGGTTATGATTATGAAGTATGACAAAGATACTGCAACGAGAATAAAGCTCGCATGTGATGAGCGCAAGAAGAGATGGATACCGAAAGGAAAAGTCAAAGACATTATTGAGCACATGCATGTTGGCGAGCATTATCAGATAATAGGTCTTGACGAACAGAGACACAATGTAAAGGTTGCGAACATAGATAAGAATGCTGTGACATTCAAGAACCCTGATTATTACCTGCGCTGTCCGAATGAAGAATTGATGGGTACAGAACCTGTCAAGCTGTCCGGTTTATCTGACGTAATTTCAGACAGAGACAAGCACATACATAGAACAGACATGAAGTTGTTAGGGATAGATGTCTATACTGACAAATCACTACCGGATAACACTATCGCATTTCATGATTACGCGCCAGCAGCCACCCTTAACAACAGGATGGAAGAACGAAACAAGCACACACTCTACCTGGCGCTATTGGTCGTTAAGCTAAGCGACTTCAAGGATAATGTTTATTGCAGGAAAGACATTGATAACAAGTGGGTTATGGTAAACGCGCCATCTGGCTTCAATGCGCGCAGCCTGTTCATCGAGGCAGTCAAGACATACGCGCCTGACATCTACTCGCGCAAGAAGTCTGTCAAGGATATGATCAAGGAAGTCGAGGAATTACTAAATTCATAATGACGGTGAGTCTGTAAACGAGATGATGTAAAGGTATCTTATATCGGTATGCGGTAAGATACTATATCGTATATCCGGGGGTTTGAACCCCCCACCGTTTATTATTCATAATGACAACAATACCAAACCACCAATGCGCGCCTAGATGCAAGTGCGGGAAAATCACGTATCGAGTGCGTGGAGGTAGGGTCCAATGTGCCGCATGTTATGCTCGAGAGTATTACGAGAATAACCGCGAGCACATAATATCAATCGTGCAAGCATCCAAGGCGCGCAAGAAACTTGAACAAGATATAGGTGATAAACATAGATGAAAAACATAAAGAGATTATAGAGAAGTATCAATGCCCTGGTTGCGTCTGCGGGTCCGACACGGAATGCTTTGAAGCGCAAGAGTCTGAGGGCGATTTAAGTTGTAGCAAACATGTGGCTGGAACAATGGAAGTTCCCAATGTAGGTAAATTCTTTTTAGGTATGCCTAAAGGATTTAACCGTATTGGTGATTCGGATACTAAGATAAACATATTTCCGAATCAGACTGCGCAAATTAAATTGTGGGGTTACTGCAAGTTCAATATACCAGTCTGGAAGTACAAGAACGATAAAGGTCATGTGTTCATTAGAGGCTTGTGTCCTAGAATCAACATGCCATTCCTGCACATAATACTTGACTGTCCTGATTTCGACAAGATAAACTGTATTGAAATAACAGATAAGGATTTAGATGAGATGGACTAAACTATTAAGTAACAAACAAAACCCGAGTTTATAAAGCTTTCATATATTATATTTTCAAATACCTAATGTTCCACTGGAAGCCTACCTACCCAAAAGTTCCACAGGAAGCGAAAGTCAAAACGCAGTCCCGCAAGGCACAGACCTTTAGTGCATATAACGTGACTACGGGATAGCGGTTTCAATAGTGGCGCTACATAGCGATAACGACATAATTTTTTATCGGTATCAGTAAAGCCATAAAAATAAAGTTGTCATATAATAATAATTATATGACAGCGCCCCTTTCCCGAGGGCGGAAACGAGTACAAGCGCGACGAAAAGCGCGGGTGTTATTCGCGCGAAGTAAAATATATTTAGTATTGAGGTGTGACACATGGCAATGACAGTAAGCAAGGTTAAGATGAACGAGATGATTCTTAAGGGAATCAAAGACGACTTCGGCATAGTGATTCCTACAGATGTGACTATCGAGAGATTTGATATCAACAAGAACATGGATAACATTGAGCGCGGGCTCGTTGGACCTGTTGAAACATCAATAAGGATTATCAAGAGAGTAGGCAAGAAATCTATTGCTATTGCTATCGAAATACAGGAGACGTGATATGATGAAAGAACTAAGAAATAAAATATTAGAAATAAAAGACATACTTACAAATCCAATTAAACTAGATTATCCAAGAGATAGAAAGAAGCTACAACTGCCATGTAATTTCTTAAGATTAGTTGAGCATAATGATTTGGGTCATAGTAAATTTGAGTTAACAATCTGCCAGAATACCGTACCACAAGGAAGAGAGGACGGCTGGACTGTGCATATAGTAAATGATCAAGTTGACTACTATAGCAAAAAGGTTGAAATAATTTATTAAAAAAAACACAGGACATGTGATGAAATGAAAATAGAAAAAAACGATTTGATTATGGCTGCACTTCTAGTAATAATGATAGCGCTAGGTATGTATTATTCATACTGGCAATATGGAATATGTATGGAGAAGTTTGATGACTTCTGGTATTGCCTGAAACATGCGTTGTGATACAATGAAACCAGCCAAGAAATGTGAGAGTTCAAAGAAGTCAAATCCCTTATGCGACCCTGAGATTCAAATAACGGAGACTAATCCAGTTCAAGTTGCAGATTTCTATATTGCACTTGTCATTGTTGCGGGCATGATAGCCTATGTTGTATGCCGGATGTTGTGACTATCATGCCGAAGCAAGCCCCGACCCCGTTAACCCGAGCAGAGATAGACTCCATCCTGCAACATGCCCGGGCAACAGACGCGTTCGACTATATGTTCTTAAGAGTACTGCGCAAGTGCGGGCGCAGGCTCGGCGAACTATACGGGCTCTATATCAAGCGCGAGCATAAATGGAAGTACGGCGTGATAGTACAGGACTTCGATTTCAATACAAACTCGTTCGAGACATTCATCTTGAAGCGCAGGTCATACAGGCGCAAGCTGGCGTTCCTCGACCCCGGCACTATGCTATTGATACAGAGGCACATCAAGAAATACAAGCTCGGGCCGGAAGATCATATCTTCAGGCGCAAGTCATACCGCGCCCTGCAAAGATTGCCAGCCAAGTACGCAAAGATGGCAGGCATAAAGAAATGTGTCATGTGCCACTCGTTCCGTCACTTCTTTATTACATACTGCAAGTCGCGCGGCATGCCATACGAGGACATCCAGAAATTAACTGGTCACTCGTCACTGGCGAGCCTGAGCACATACGACCACTCGGACATATTCATTATCGAGAAACAAGCGCGCAGTATCGTGGCTAATGTCTAGCTCTCACATTCGGGTTTGAATTTTCCCGCGCCCTCACCAATTGAACCGAGGTCTAATGGCGCGGATTAATCTTTTTCCAGTTTGTTACCTTGCGTTCAAACAGCTTATAGACAAAGCTATTCGGGTATAGTTTTCGCAATTTGTAATCATCTTGCATGCATCTGATAACGCGTGGTACATCATCGAGTTCTTCTGTATATCTTGTCTCGAAATGATTCTCGCCCTCGTAAGAACAGACCATATATTCTGTATATGTTTTAGTTTGCATAACACATCAACCCCGTCTGCCTGACGCGCAGGTCTTCAAAGACAACAATATCTCCTTCTTGATTGATTGTTTCGCGCGCGTTCTTGACTGCTCGCTGGACTTGTTCCTCGTTATTGCATGGGCTTGCGCCACCATATTGTCCTGCACAACCATCTAAACGACAGCCATAATCAACGGAAGTAAATGGCTTGCCGCCTTTGTCTGTTACGGATTTATCGTAACAGTCGCCAGTCGTAATCTGGATTAATACTTTCTTATTCAAGGGAATCAATCTCCTTCTTCAATTCCTCGATTACCGCAGGGCGAGACTGCTTAATGGTCGAAAGCATTTTATTATTGGGAAGTTCTACCAGTAAATCTTTCAGCCCGAGCCAGTCGAGCACGACCAGCGGCGTTTCCATCCTGCCCTTCTCGTATATCATCAGGCTCTCGATTCCGAGATTATCTCTTATTGTTTTCGTATATATTTCCATATTCATCAACTCCTTTTTTTTTCTAAACCCAGAATATATCCACAATCCCAACTTCGATGTCGTGAACGTTCATTATAAGGATTAGCATCTCTGCTTGGATTCCTTGAAGTAATACCATATTTCATACCAAGTGAAAACTCTGGAAAATTCCATATTCTTTCCTGTTCTAATTTAACACAGAAAGTCCATAAATAATCACCATATGAAGCCGTACCATGACGTCCTTTTAAAGCGTAAGGAAGCCATTTGCGAGCAGCTTCAATTAGTTTCTTCTCCATCTTTTTTGGTCTATGATCATTTATTATGAATTTATCTAATTCTTCCCATTCTGGAAAATCATTGTTTTGTTTTGACATATTCATCAACTCCTATTTTTTCGCGCGCCCAAAGCGGATACTATCAGGCGATAACTCTTTTGGCTTGAACAGTGCGCATTCATTCACATTTTCGTATTAACCGTATTATTCTCTTTCGCTCAGCTAAGATGTCTTTATCAATACTCTTTTCAGAGTTGTTAATCGCGGTGATAATAGTATTCTTTGTTCTTATAGTCTCACGATCTATACATTCGCTTAATTCGATTTCATCTCTTGTATCCAAGTTGTATCACCTCTTCTACTTAGTTTTCTTGAAAAGCGCGCATTCAAATGCTTGCTTCTCTTTATCCCATCTGCACCTGCCCTCGCACGACGAGCCGAGCCCCGGGCATATCTCGCCTAGCTTGTAGTATTGTTTCATGATGAACCACCAACAAAACAGTGGATGCACAAGCCCGCGCACAGGCAATACGGTTCTACCTTTCCGCATTTAGAACATATCATTGGAGGTATCATCTTACCACACCTTGCAGCATGTGCCATCTGCCGCGTGAGCGTGATGTTTGCCTTTATGTCCTGCTTTGCGGGTACACCCCCAGGCGTAGTGTTTACCATGAAATACAGCATTACACATACGTATAGTTGTTTCGTCGGCATCTTTAGGGCATTTAGTTTTGTCTTTCATTTAGGACACCACGTCAACATCTTGTTCAGTCGCTGGACCTCTTTCCAGTTGCCGCGCTTTGCCATCTTTGCTTTCATGTCGAGTATCTGTTCGCGGTTCATCGACAACTCCTCCTCAACCTTCGCATTTCCTTATCAAGCTTTTGCTCGCGCATAGACTGCTGGATCTCCTCGAGCTTGCCTGACTCCTCGAGCGCCTCGCACAGCGCGGTAATTCCGTTTTTCTTTTCTGTCATTCGTTCACCAACTCCTTATATTTAATCTTTCCACATGTCAATATCTTCCGGGTTGACGACCTTGACCCAACCGTCGCTATCCGGCAGTTCAACTTCAAATCGTTTTTCCTTGCACTCGTCCCGGATGCGCTTGCGTTCAGATGCACGGGCGAGATTCATCATCTCAAAGACATCGTTCTTAGCGTTTATAGTCTTGCCCGCATAACTCTCCCATATATCTTCATTTGTTTTTTGGTTCACCAACATCACCTATCATTTTCAGATACTTAGCCTCGTTCATGCGCAGCTCTTTCTTCAACCTGCCGAGAGCGATTGTCCTGCCGCGCTTCTTCGAGAAGTTATCCAGTGGACTGCAACTGGCAATCCCCTCAATATACTCTGTCTCTGGTAAGTCTATATAAACACGCGCAAGCGTAACGCCGCCCTTTTCCAGAACTGTTTTTTTGTCTTTGCTTTTAGCGCGTAGATGGCTATACTTCACCAGTAACTCTTTTCCACCAAACTTAATCTTATCCATTCATTCATCAACTCCATTTTAATTTTGTTTTACTCTCATATATACTTTATGCATACGTACCTTGCCGATATCCTAAATTTTAATTTAGGACACAGCAAAGCCTTATAGACTGTCTGTTGCTTTGCTAATGTGCCGATATATTATGCAACTACCTCGATTGCCTGGCTCTCACAATGCTGAGTCCAGGCATCAACGCCCAACCTATTCAAAGTGTAATGATGCGCGCTCGTCATGTCCTGCCTCGCCATTGCGTAGAACACAGCTGCATAGATATGCTTGCATGGCTTGCGCATGCTGTGCTTGTTGAAGTCTATACACTCGCAGCTGGCAATCTTCTTCTCGACATCAACCCAGACGTTATAGCAATTTACATACACAACCCATACCGAGCCGAACTTGCGCGCCCCTTTGACGTTGAGCTTCAACGCGCGCTCGATTCTGAGTAAGTCGTCCATGTTGCACTCGTTCTTCTCGAGGTCGACTGACAGGTATTCTATGTTTATTGAATCTGACATTACAATCACGCAGTTATGCCTTGCTGGCAGCCGATATTCTTCATCCACATATTCGAGAAGCTTGTGAGGCTGCTCTGCTCTTTCGGATAATAACCTTTGAACACACCTGATTCATAGACAACAGATTCCCGATATATACCGAGATTATCCTGCGTGAATGTAAGCGGTACGAACCTGTCATCTATCTGCACAAATGTCACTTCCGGGTCGCGCATCAAGTCGCCGTTCTGCTCGTAGTAATGAGCCACACTAAAACACCTATTGCCTGATATGTCTCCTATGCGCTCGATTGTTACAGGCATAAACGCACTGGAATTATTTATCTTCTTATGCGAATTTGTCATGCTCAATCCTTCAACTAATTTATTCATCACAGCCGTAGCTGCTTTGTTTATGTTCTTCACGTTCACCAACTCCATTTATTATTCAATAGTCCCGAGCAAACTGTTTAGCTTCCTCTGAGTTTTCAACTTCACCACAATCAATAGCAGCGATTAAATCACATGCAAATGTTTCTCTGTCTTTCAAATTCACGTTCACCAACTCCATATATTTTTTTAATACGCGCTCAACCGAGCCATACTCAGCCCGCTGTAGATGCGCACATGTTCTACCAAAAGAAACATTGCGCATAAGTCTTTATTGTCTGGTATGTGCAGAGTCTGCGGCTGACCGCACAGGAACTCGTTGAACCTATGCGCCATGCCCTCTGAGATATCGTGCATGTCAACATGTGGATGTGCTTGGTGCCAGAGGACCGCGAGCGCTACGAACTTGTCGTAATGCCCGTGCTTGCTGACATAGGCTAGCATTGTCGGGTTCATTGCTTTGCCTCTTGACATAAACGTATTATATCATCAGCCGCAGTTAAACCCCATCTCAAACAATAGCCCATACTATAATTCTCATGATGTTCTTTGAAGATTTCGTTTTGATCTTCATCAGGTAACGCATTGTAGATATCCTGCGCTTTATCTATCAAACATCGAATCTCTTTTATCTTATCAACACTTTCATTATTCATAATCTTCATCCTCCTGTTTCTTGAACCTTCTGCGCATCTCCAACTGCAAGATACCATGCACAGTCTCCAACCCCTCGAACTGTTCCTTGATTAGCGGGTGCAGACTTGCGAGCGCGTCACAGTATGATTTCAATGCCTGCACGGGCAACTTGCGCGCCCATGCCTTCCAGTCTTTGCCTAACATCTTAACCGCCCATGTTTATCAGTTCATCTGGTTTGATATCAAATATTCGAATCAGCAATTTCATTATAGTTACATTTTTTGTATCAGGCAGGCAATCTATATCTATTGACGGGTCAATCATATATGCAGGATAATATTTTCGTAGCGATTCCAATTCGTCAATAGCTTCCTTACGCAATGCATCTATAAACGGAGTGAATTGTGTAGGCATACAGTTATGTTCTTCTGCTGTGTCATTCTGAATTTGTTTTAATGTTTTCGTTAGTATCACCTCAATACCTTTTTCCATTTGGATATCTCTGGTTCGTTATGAAGATGAACACAGAGTTCACGCACCTAAGCGCGTCTGGCGGCAACTTATCGACGTCAAGCACTTCACGGACTATGCTCGCACTATCCCCGAACATCTGCTTGGCTGCATCTTTCAGTTCTGCCAGTTCAGGGCGCGGCTTGATATTGCTCGCCTGCTTGAAGTCTGCCTTTGGTTCTGGCTTGTCTTTCGGGATAGCGAGTTTGCCTAGCTTCTTGGCACTACCCATATTGTGATATCCCTGCTCGGTATCCTCGAACTCGCATGATATCCTGTCGCCTTCTTCCAGCTTGTCGCCGAAGTTCGAGCGCCAGAAGTTATCCTGCGTAGTCTGTATGCGCTGATACTTCTTGCCCTGCTTAGTCACTTTCTCATCGACCTTCATTACGACGGTTTCTACTTTGTATTTTCCACTCACTGTTCACCAACTCCATCCTTCGATAAGGATTTATTTTTTTCTACCCATTATAAAAAAATAAATTCAATACTTCTTATCAGGCTGCCATGCAACCGCGCCCTCGTTCTCCTCGTCTTCTGGTTCCGGCTCATTGCGCTTGGGCTTTACGAGATCGCCTAGTTGCATCTGCATATCAATCATCCTCATGCTCTACCTCTTGCGCGAGCTTGCGCTTCTCCTCTGCCTTGTCGTCCATTGCGTGCTCGTAAGCATCGTCCTCGCATTCTTCTTCTAGGACTTGCTCAAATGTTTTTTCTGTCATACTACTTCTCCTCCATGTCTTTTATTTTCTCGCGCAATGCTTCTGCAATATCTTTCCTCCATTTCGTAGGAGAAATACTCCATTGCTTGCAGTCGTATTCATCTGCGCTGTTTTGAAGCAATGCATCTATCAACTCGTCTGTCGAGTTCTCGTTATAGCATGCAGCTGCGAATGTATTGTCTTCCATCAATCCATCACCTTCTGTCCATATTGCTTGTTGTACTCAAGCATTGCCAATGCGGATAACGCTTGCGCTGTACGTTCAGCAGGGTCAGTACCCATAATCAATGTATCATCTATCTCTTTCTCTATCACTTCTCGTTTATACATATTCAACAACCTCCAAGTTTCATACTTTTTGAAAGAAACAATAACCGTCTGGCTTCCTCTTCAACTTCGCGCAACTCCTTTTGAGTCATGTCGCGCATCTCGTTCTGTACTCGCTGGTTCATAGTTCAACACCCCATTAATCCTTCTTCTTTTAAAGACGTGTGATTACCACAACCGATAATCAAATGGTCTAACAATTCGATACCCAATATCTCCGATGCCTTGTTCAATTTTCTGGTTGCAGATTTATCATCTTCACTCGGCTTCGAGTCACCGCTTGGATGGTTATGCACCAAGATTATACCTGCGGCACTGGCGAGAATAGCAGCCTTGAACACTTCACGCGGATGGATTAAAGTCTGATCCAATGTACCCATGCTTACTGTCTGCTTGCCGATTACTTCATTACGAGATGACAACATCAACACACGGAACTCTTCATGGTCTAAGTCTTGCATGTCCGAACACAACTTAGCGATACAGCTTGCATTATCTGCTTTCTCTACGCCCGACCCTTCTCTCACCAACATTGTCCTGAATGTTCTCATAGTTCAACAACCTCCGAATTTTGCAGTCTTAACTGGCACGCCGCACATGGCAAGCGCGCTCTTGATGTTATGAACATCCGCATCTGCGATTCCCGTGATGCGGATGGTCTTGCTTAGTATGTAGTGTTCTGCTTTCATGCGCTCATACTCCCATGCCTTAAACAATCAAGCCTGTGGTTATATGTTTCTAGCTGACTGTCCGTGAGCTTGTCAAGCTCGCCCTGCGACAGTCCTCTAACTATTCTGTTGAACATATCAATCTTCCTCATCCATACTCGGATTAACAAGCGCGAGCAGACCCCGCGCCAAATCATAGCCAGTCTCAGAGGTCATATAAAATCAACCCCTGTCTCTCTTGCCAGGAATGCCATAGGGCTTTCCAGCAGATGTGTGCGCTGATACTCTATCCTGTCTGTGTTCAGGTGGCGCACGCCTAGCCCGTTGCACACTTTTCTCAAATCGTTTTCTTCTTTCATTGTTCACCAACTCCTTTATCCGGCCATACCAGATTTATTTTTTTCTACCCATAGTAAAAAAATAAATTTGCTTAGAGGTTAGCTGAGATAGTTACCTTCGGGTTATCCTTAATCTTAACAAAATCAAATGGCTGCGTCTTTGCCAAGTTCTCGAACGCGCGCTTGTCGAGACATAATGCCAGGTCATGTTTCTTAGCCCACGCCATAGCATTGCCCTCGTCATATTCGAGTTTAGGTATCACGCGTATGCCGATTCCCGGATATGGTTTCTTGTTCTCTGTCTCTTTGTACTCTTTGAGCGCGGCTGTCTGGATATTAATTACCAAGTCAGACATTGATTTCTGTAACTCAATCTTTTTTTCAATAAGCTTTTTATGATCTTCGTCGAACTTAATCATTTCTGATTTGTATTCTTCTTTTGCATCTTCAAGTTCAACTCGTTGTGTTTTCAATTCATCTACCATTTCTTTCATAGTTTTCAACTCCCCGCGCCGCGCCAACTTCATAGAGTCAGCAGCGCGAAATAAGATAATAATGCGGGCGCTTGCACGCCCGCGTTTGGAGATGCCAATATCAAGCCAATGCCGACACGTCCATATTCTTCGCAGACGACAGCCTGCCAATCTCGTCCTTAATCCTGATATTATCAAACAGGATATGCTGGTCGAGATGGTCTGTCTTCTGGAATATCTCGTTGTTCCTGCGCGAGTTAGCCGACATCAAAGCCTGCAACTCACGGATGCGCTCGTTGTTCGGCTTCATACACAGCCACCCATCCTGATTGTCGCGCCTCTCAATAATGCATGCACTGCATCAAAAGGTTTCATAGCGCCTGTACGCACATGCGCACCGTCGTTCATTTCTACTGTTACTTTCATGTTCACCAACTCCAAATTTGTTTTTTTTTCTACCCAGTCTAAAAAAAAATAAATTGCATTAACCTGTTATTGCTTTGCATAGATTGTAATGCGCGCATGTCTTGTCATTACATGGCAAACCTACAGGTAAGCCGCCGCAGTTCATTGACTTATCAAACTCATCGTCTGATATCTCTATTGCACGCTTCTTTTCTTTTTCATTTTGGTATTCAATAAGTGCAATCATAATAAGGTAGAACAACATCCCACCCATCAATGCAATCAGCAACATAACATAGACTTCCGAACTCATAATAAACACAACCTAAAAATTTTCTTACATTCAACAGGATAAGGACATTTATCTGACATGAGCAAACAGACATCGACATCCTTTCCAATATATTCATCACGCATCAAGATTTGAGTTCCACGATATTTTATATTCTGTTCGGACAGCATATAATCAATTTCATCTTTTAGATGTTCATTTGTACCGATGTAAACAACTTTGCCCTTATTGATTTGTTCAACTGCAATATGCGCAAGCAGAAAAGTTTTTCCCCACCTGACAGGTCTGTATGCAACTGTTTTTTTATTCTCATTGAATAATTTATATAACTTTTTCTGACCGTTATGCAGAGTCATAACATCCTCTCCTGTTTATATACGATGTGCGCATACTCATCAAGGCCGTTCATATTTTCATCCATAACATTCACCTCAAATTTATTTTTTTTCTACCCAGTCTAAAAAAAAATAAATTGCATTAAGCAGAGCAGGCAACACGCTGCTGCTCGACCCCTGCAATTATCGCGCCTGCTGTCTTAGTGGCATGCGAGAACGCGTCCATTATCTGCTCGTCTTCGGCTTTGTATGTCAAGAGATATTCCTCTGACTTCGCGTCAATCCCGAAGTGTTTCGAGACCACATACGCGCAGACCTCAGCCTCAATTTCTTTCTTCTGCTTATCCTCTTTCGAGCCGATATGACCGAGCCTGATATGCGACAGTTCATGGAACAATGTTATCAGCTGCTTGTTGGGCGCCATGTTGTCACTGATTGATATGTCACTGTTGCCGTCAACCCAGCCGTCAGCGCGCCCTGTCTTGCAGAACTCGACCTTCGCGCCCGATAGTTCAGCATACTTCACAGTATCATCTAATGTATCTGCTTCTGAATTGCCCTGCACGTCGCAGATGTCAGGCAATTCCCTGCCGTGTGTCTGCTCGACATCGAATACAGAGACTGCCCGGAAGTTGATATACTCTTCCTCGATGCCGTCCGCGTCTTTCTTCGTGTACGGGCATGGCGCGATTATCTTTATACTTCTGGATCCTGCTGTTATACTGCGCCCCAATTTCTTCCATGAATGGAATCCTGCAACGCGCGTAGCTTTCCTGTTCTGCGACCATATCAGTATCTGGTTCCTGAAACTGTAATTACAGAAGCTTGCGCTTATGTCCAGGAATGACCTGACCTTTTCTATTGTCGCGCCGTCCTTTATCTTCTCGAGTAACTGAGCCTGCGCAGACTCGATTAGTTCACCTACTTTATTGTTTTTCATTTGTTCACCATTATATAAAGGCAAATCTCAACTTACCTCTATTATATGCCCATGACAATACCATATCATGAGTCTTTGCTAAATTTGTAAGATTGCCAATAATCCCACTATTCAGTTCCAACAGTTCTACTTCAAAGGCAAAGTAGAATTTTTCCCCCGCAATGCTCGGTGGTTTTGCTTCTATAACTTTCTTGTTATAGAAGATATTTTTCAGATCTTTTTTCATATTTATTTTCTTCATAGTTCACCAACTCCTTATTTAACCATACCTTTCCATCCATCAATGATGCTGTCGTCCATATTAGTAATACAAACAACATCGAAAGAACCACCGTCTTCTCCATGTTGAACTGATTTCATTCCAACCCAATCGCGCAGAAATTCGACATTATAATCCATTGTTTCAACATTCATCTTTCCTTCTTCACGATAAGTTGGATTCTCATCATCGTCTGTAACTTCAATCCTTTTGTATGTCTTAAACCACACCTTCACTTTGTCCATAGTTTACACCTCGTATTTATTTAATACCGACAGCAGCATATATGCTTTACCAATACGTGCCTTGCCGATAGAATAATCATTCACATGACCATGCCGATAATTATTATTATCAACGCGCCTGCCAACTGAGTTAGGTTATATATCATATACATCTTCATTCACCTCATAAACAATTTATTTTTTTTTCACAAAGATAAAAAAAAGAAATTTAGGCAGTGACGCCTAAAATAATAGACCTCCAATTCTGCGCGCGTCAGACTCAATCTGCGCGACAAACGAGTGAACCTCGCAGAGAACCATCAGCTTGTTGATGTCTACTGCAACGGGCATCATTTGGTTATGTTCACCGAACATTTCCCATGCCTCAAACGACTCTATGATTTTATCCTTGTGCAAGACCTGTCGAGGAACCGCAACACCGCGCACTTCAACCTCGACCTCGCGACCATCCGCGAACATCGGCTGCGGAATCTCAGAGAATCCAGACCTCATAAAATAACTGTCATCCTTACAGAATGACTTTTTGATTGTCCCGCGCGGCAAGCCTGCAGGGATTATTACATTTCCATCATCGCCAAAGTTTACTTTCACATTCATATTCAAGCACCTCCAAGTGCAATTTTTTTCATGCGCCATTGGGTGCGCCCTGGCTATATCTGATTTCGAGCTAGCCCGAGCCCACGCATAGCTAGCCGAAATTAGAATATAGTTAGGGTGCAGTCTGAACCAACTTCATAAATAGACCGCTTGAAAACAATTGCATATCCAGAGGTGCGCATAAATGAATTGAAATAAACTTCATAGAAGATGGGCTAGATAATCACTGCCGGCGCGCAGGATGAGTCCGTTGTCATACTCGCCGCAGGCGCTATCTCTCGCCCGAGCCAATATCATCAAGTCACTAGGGCGTAATGGATAAAGATTGATGCGCTCGCATGACTGGTTCTTGACGTAGGAGACGCAGGAACCAATGGAATAGTGCAAGGAAACGCAGTCGAGAAACAGAAATCGTTACTTAGGCACGAAGCTCGCATAGGGGCGTGCCTGACTCGCCCATGCACAGGTCAGTTACGCCCGACCCATTGTGCCTAAGTCGATTTGCGTAACAAGAGCGCGCATGATAATAAGTAATTGAACTGTCCGTCGCAACCCAAACGGGGGCTGGCCCCTCGGGGTGCAGTTTGGGTTTGCGTGAAACACTCTCCGTATTACCAGAAGCCACTATATTCCCTGCCCGACAAAGCTCTTAATCACATTACCCGCGCCGCTAACAACAGTCGAGCCAGGCTCAGAAGAAGCCGCAACCAAAAGCACAAGCCCGACAACAATAGGTATGATAATCTTAAATATTATTTTCTGGTTATATTCCATCTGAATCCTGATGGGTTCCATGCGCCTGTCGAAACTAGTATCGAGCCGCTTCATAGTACGAGCTATATCTTCATCTACCTTCACTATACGTTCCAGTAATTCACGGTCAGACATAGCGTTCACGCATCGTTGTGATGTTTGGCAAAGTTAGCTATCATCCTGGTAAGCCCTGTCCCGATAGCCGCGATAGCGCTCATTGTATATGGATCGTTGCACATCTCAGGTATAAACAGTAGCATGCCTGCAAGTGAAGAAGCGCCTGTCAATAGAAAGCTGTACGCGCCCCGAGTCACTGTCTTAGTTGGTTGATAAGTCATACTCCCTAAATGGACGAACCAGTATATAAGTGTTTTGGTTCTACGAGAAATATAATCCGAGCGCAGCAAAACGAGGAACAGTATTAGCCGCGTCTGGATGATACTCTATCTTGGCATTGATTATCTTGCCAGTCGAGCCTAAATCAGCAGCAGTGTATTTCGAGCCCGGATTGACCTGCGTATATGTGAGCTTGTTATCAATCGAGACATACGCCTTGCATGAGCCAATCTCGTTATTGCGGTAGTTAGTGCGCACCTTAAGAACAATACTCTCGATATCCGAGCTGTGCGTATGCGAGCCCAGTATCGCAGTACCAGTCCCGCCAGACACCGAAGATACCAACTGCTTCTCATAGACCTCGACATCAGAAGATGACGAGTCAAGCTGCGAGGAATCGTCGACCTGCTTGTCGTCAGTATCATACTTCCAGAACTTGTATAAGTAGCCGTGCTTCATGCCGTAGGGATTGCTGCGCGCCTGGATATTCGTCACATCCCTGCGCGTATCTATCAAACTCTTAATCAAAGTTATCTTATTGATATCATCGAAGCTTGCCATAGTCGTGTACGGGCTTGCGCCTGACTGGCTTAATGAAAACTTCCTGATTGTCTTATAGCCGACAACCTCGCATTCGGGCGCTATCACCAGCATCTGACTGCCCGGCAATAGGTTAGGCAGTGATATGGACTGGAAGTCGCCGTAGAATTTCTTATCGTCGTTCTCGTCCAGATAAGTATCTGCCCGCGCCTGGCAATAGTCATTACCGCGTATATTACTTTCGGTGATGGACTTCCATTTCTTCCAGTAAGTATTCTGCGAGATAAGATTCTCAGCAGACCTGTATAGCGGCAACCCCTCGACAGACTGCGCCTGCACAGTCACAAAGTTCTTGATAGGCAGGATACTCCACTTATTATTGAACCTGCTAATATTGCCTTTCAATGATATCATCTCGTCCAGGCATGTGCGCGACCCGGACTTGAATAATTGCCAGTCGCGCCATCCGTGAGTATGATCACCGCAGTAGAACAAAGCCCCGCATTTCTCGGCTATCTCTTTCAGGCATTGCCATAGCATGACACCCTCCCATTCAGGCTGCATAGTCTCGGTCATTGCCTCAACGCCGGTATATGTATAGCCTGTCATATACTCGTCAACCAATGCCTTGAAGACCGTATCGCAGGTAACAGGCGAAGTCCAGAACTTATAGACAGGATTCTCCAATGCCTCGACCCCGTAATCGCGCGCGAATACATTGAACGTCAAGCCTGACATGCCGGCGCCCAGAGCGCCCTCGTCCATCCTGCCCTCGAAGACTTGGTGAGATGCGTCTACATAATCATGATAGACCTTGACAACTTCCGCGCCAGTCCATTTATTTGTATAGCGCGCCTTGTGGTTGACAAGTGTAATGCCGGCACTGCACACGCCACCATTACATCTACGCACGACGTTATGCGCATGCACGTACGATGTCACATCCTCGCCGTCTATCTCAACTGCCAGTTTCGGATAGCGATAGTCCGGCTGCTGGAATACTATCCCGTTCTTAGTTCGTGAAACCATTGCGCATCTTCCTCTTATACTTCTCGAATATTGTTTCTTTCGTCATACACATGTAATAGCCTGCGCATAATCCTGCAACAACTGCCAGTAAACATACCAGTAATAATATCAAATACAAGTCAAACAGTGTCGTCGCATTCATCACATACAACTCTTAGTATCCCTGCCTCGAACGACAAGCGCGCCATCTTATCCAAGCTCTTGATGTCAACTTCATTGTCAGGTATCTCGCCCTGAACTCCGCAGCGCACGCAGATTGTCTTCACCATATCGGCACACACTCCGCGCAGTTAGATTCAAATTTCGGATAGAACTTATAGATTCCAAGTACTGACCGATTGCAGTCTGTAGCGTCCAGATACCAGTCCAGCCCGAACATGTCCATCTTATTGATTTCCCATAATGTACGGGCGGTTGTATTTATTACCTGCCCCGCATCTGAATCATCTGTCGAGTTCTTGACTGTCAGCGCGAGGCACGAGTCGAGCGATTGGTTCAAAGATATTGACAGGTTCCAGTTCCAGTCCCATGACGTTGTTGATTCTATATCTGTCCCGTTCTGGAAATAAGTCTGGCCTACCGGCTCGATGTTCTTTGCATTGCCGTGCGGCAGCCAGAACGTGAGATAGTCAGACTGGTACGGATAGTCTGATGTGTAGTTGTCGTAGCGCACGTTGATTAAATGTGAATCTGTATAAGACGAGTCGTCGTTATGCGCTGTTACATTAATGGCTTTCGAGCCGAAGTATGATATGTTCTGGCCTGCGAGCCCGAGAGTGCCCAATGTATCTGCTGTAAAGCTAACAGGAACCTGATAATCAGATTCATCAATAATATATCCATTAGGTCTATAATTTGTCGGATGCTGGTCATAGTTTCCGTCCAGTAGATATTTAGTTCCTGAGATATCAATTACACTGTGCCTGACATAACCCGCCAATGTTGGCTGTTCTATATCATAAAGAGTAGTATCTTCTGTCCAAGTCTGGCCTGACAAGATATACAGGGCGCGCTTCTGAACAGCGCCGTCAGTTCTTGATGTCAACATATAAGTTACAGAATCAACCTCGAATATCTCCGGTGTTGAATAAGTCGCTTCCTGATACAGGCCTGCATCCCATGTCGCGCTCGTATCCCAACCTGAACCGTTCCAGATGTAGGTATTGACATAAGGCACATTATCCCTGCACACCCTGAACAGGCAGAAATCACCTGACAGGTTATAAGTCTCGACAGATGTATATTGCGCATTGCACGAGAAGTTCAGCCCGTCGTCAATCGAGGTATTAGCAGCCCAATTAGAACCAGACCACCTATATGTTTTGAACCTATATCCAGGCGTATCATCATAATTACCGAGCATCAACCAATAATAATTATCGAGATAGAACACATGCGGGCTGGAATAGAAACCAGCGTCCGGCAATCCGGCAACCAGCGAATTGTTCGCAGACCATCCAGACCCGTTCCATGTAAAGCCCCAAAACTCGCCTGTAAACTCACCGGATATTATATTGGTCCCGCCGTATTGAAATTCTGTTATGTGCGAGAATGATTCTGTCGCGTTCATCAGCACGTCAGTTATCGTACTGTAATTCCTGAACACCATCGGCTTGTCCAAAAATGTATTCATCGGGTCAATATCGAGCGCGAGTGGGTTGTCTATTGTACTGCGCACGTCAACATCCGTCAGCTCGATTATGCCAGACGTCTGCGTATAAATCGAGATTGGCACAGCGCACGGCACAGTCGAGCATTCGTCGTCGATCCAGTCCTGGATAGCGGTTGTGTTCAGGTCTATCTGTGTCTCGGTCGTGAGCGCGGTAGTACCCGTATAATCTATGTGCAGGTCATTGCCGGTATCGAAAGAGATATTTTGCGGATAACTCTTTGCAGTAACCTTATCCTCATACAGTTGTTCAGATCCTCCTTCTTTTGAATAAAGATAATATTTGAATCTGACATCACCATCTGACTCGCACGACGAATCGAGTTCGTGAGTGTAATTCAAAACACTCGGACTGCCGGTACCGCAGCCCATAGTCTTCTTATTGGCAATCTCGCTCCATGCCGTACTCGTAAAGTTCCAGCATGAAATATTGAACCTATCCGAATCTGTTATTCCTACATCATTCCAGCATCGGACTTTAGCCGTAAGATTTATATCCGCACCGCCGAGTGTAGTATAGCTCGTATAGATGTAGCACGTCGAGGCGTCAAATGCGTCTGCATAAGTAGACCAATCTTCGTCAACTGCAAGAATGCACTGATGACTGCCGTGAAATGTACCGCTGCATGAGTAGCCATCTTCAAGGTCTGTATCGCCGTAATGCTCATGACCGGTGAAGTTCATCTTGGTATAATCGACAGTCGAGCTCTGGTAGATATCGAGATACACTATCTGCCCTCCTGCCTGTGTATATGTCAGGTTCTTGGCGGTCGTGTTGTCAACCTCGTCGAGCCAGACAGTAATATCATTCAAAGAGCCGGTCAGAACGATATCGTCCGTGCCGTCGTCGCCCACGTCGAGCTTGAGATCGGCAGGATAAATATGTTCGTCAACATAGACTCTGACAGCAAGTGCAAATCCATTATTGGTACTCCAATCTCCATAAGCAGAAGTATTTACGTCCTGTAGTGAAACATATTTTATCGTTCCACTTGAATATCGTTCCACTTTCATACTAGTATCAGGCATGAAACATCCAATCAGATCGCCTTTCTGAACATCTATACTTGATGTATAATTATGAATACCGACGCTAAGCGTTTCAGTATCATCCCCGATAAAAACATAATGAGTACCATTTGCTCTAAATATCTTTAATTTAAATTCACCGGGCACGTTGCATGCAACTTCATATTTAGTGACAGTACCAGATATTGAAATGTTATTATTATAATCTATTATAGATCCACTACTCGTAGGTGTGCCATACGGTGGGTCAACGGCGTTGCCACCACCTAATTCAATCATACTATATCCTGTCAGGTTCACATAGGCATAGTCCAGTACATCATACTTATTCAAGGTGAAATAGAACGAGCCATTGGCAGTATGGTTCTGCGCGCTGTCAGTATCGTTGAACTTGTCCAGCCCCGAGAACGTCAGGAAATCATATTCCAAGTAACCGGTTGAACTGTTAGTATAGTTCACGCCGTAGCCGGGCGCGTCTATGTCGAGCCAGACGTTTTCGGCAGTATTAGTATCAACAGTTAAATTAGCATAACTTCCATATTCATAATACCTGTCGCTTGATGTTCCATTCAAATATAGTTTAAGATCCTGCATGTGCCACCACATTGCATCTTCATAGATATATGCGTAAGTTCCACATGAGGTTAATGTGTCTCGCCAGTCCATGACTACACCTATCTCGCCAGCGGCAGTATCCCAATCTCCGTCATACGTCTTTGCCTGGTCTTGCCCCGCGCCGCCGTAATGTGCATCACCGCAAGCACTATATGAATTAGTACCGATTTGTTTCCATGAACCGTTATAGCAGAAAGGAGTAGAATTTCCGCGCACATTAAATTCAAAATCAGAGTCAAACTTAAATATCAGAAATGATGAATCGTAGTCCCAGCAATCTGTAGGTATCGAGATATTATATGCGCTCAGAGCGCCATGCTTAACACGCCAGACACTATCAGATAATGCATATACTGGTTTAGAATAATTAATATACATATAATCAATTTCAAAAGAATAGTTGCCGGAGTCCAGCCCGCCACACGAGGTTGAAGTTGTTGCAGTTTCCTGATAGCACCAATTCTCGCTGATGATAGGATCAAACAGCCTCATGTCCAGCTTGACATAATCCTCTGTGATTCTATACTTCACCCATAGCCTGCCCTCGTCCTTGTTCTTGTATTTGTAGATGGACGAGTAATAATAGCCATCGTCAAACTCTACTTTCATATTGCGCCCGAAACTCTGCGGGCTTGTGACATCCCATACACTCGCGCCTGTGTATACCAGCCGCTTGACCTCGTACATGTATATCAAACCCTTGGCATCGAATATCTCAATGGTATGCGCAACCGGGAAATCCTCGACAGCCTCCAATGCCCCGTCGAACTCGTAGGTATCCAATATCATAGCCCCGTTCTTGTATGGAGTCCTGCGCGTGATGGTTCCTTTCAGTCCGTCATAGACCTCATTGCGCTCGACATTTCGCGCGTCCTTATAAACTAACTTAGAGCCAGAGTATAGTTTATTCCTTTCCTCGCCCGATATGAGCCAGCGCCCGTCCTGGACATAGAACTTTGACACGTCGTTATCTATGCGCATCTTAACTCCTGCGTCCTCGAAGACGATGTAGACTGCACTGGCAGAAGCCAGAAACACCAATACTCCAAGTACCTTAATGTAATCATTCATACTAGTCAGCCCTCGTACACGTTACGCGCCCTTTATAGAATACCGGCTCTGTGCCCCCGATATGCGGGAACTCGCAGTCAACGAACACATCTACATCTCCTTCCTCGGTATCATTATATGTTGCTACTGCCAGCGAGTCGCGCATGGCTTCAAGCGCCGCCTTGTCAGTATCCTTGTCTGCGCCCTTCAATGTGACAGCCAGTGTTATGACCTTGGTTCGTGACCCGATAACCTGCACAATCTCAGTCCCGCCGTAGATTGCCATCTTGCCGAGTATCGGTGTCTTTGGCTTGCGCGCTGATACAGTATTCATTGTTACTGTCGTGCCGGACTGCTCAAGTGTAACTGATGTAATCTCTGTCATACCAAATACCCCGATGTCTTTATTTCTTCTGCGCTTGGATTGAAAGTCGGCGCATCTACGAGATCTGGCGCGTCATCTGTAAGCGGCGAGTAGCCTTCCCGGTCTTCTCTCAGCCTGTTATGTTCGCGCAGAGATGCGTTAAGATAATCGACCCCGTTCTCTTTCAGGTCGCGCAGGTTCTCCTTGAATGCAGCTATTGATTCATCATTGCCTGATATGGATGTCTTCAACCCGTCAATGGAATCGTTTAAGTCTGTCTGGCTTGCCCATGTAGATTTAAGCATTGTCTCGATTGCGCCCAGCGACCCGGGTATCCCGTCCTTGATATTAGCCGCGTCCTGATGAGCCGCCACAAAGAACTGCAACTGCTTCTCCATATTACCGTATGTCAGCTGCATATCCAACTGCGCGATATTAAATGCTTTAGACGCGTTCTCGTAAGCTTGACCTGTGATGTCTGCCGCTTGCGCGCGCTGGTGTTCTGTCTCGATGTCAAGTCCTGCCTGCGCCGAACGTAACTGCTCTTCTGCCCGCAGCTGCTGGACTGCCACCATTGCCCTGTCCTTAGCAGACGTGCCAGATGCGGCTGTCACAAAAGATAAGTTAGCCTGCGCAACTCCGACCCTACCAGCGCCGCCTGCCATCCGCTCAGAACCGACCATCTGGTTATATTGCGAGTATGGATCAGGCGCTAATAACTGCGCCCTCTGCGCCTCTAACATATTCTTCTGCAAGTCCCACATGTGCTTCTCGCCGCCAAGCTGGCTGGATACCTGTACTCCGCCAATCTCCGCGCCGGTCTGGAACCGTGCGCCCATGAGCTTGCCGATTGTGCCCTCAACTTGCTGCAGGTCTTGCTGCTTGTATTTCAGTTCGCGCCTGTTGGCTTCCATCAATATATTCTCATTGTCGAGAGACTGGTTTAGCTGGTCGCGTACTGGCTTGGTAGTCTCGATTATTCGCTTGCGTTCCATCTCGCGCTTGTTGACTGCCTCGCCAATATCAATAGACTTTATCATCGAGTCATTGAACTGCGTCATTGCCTGTGTCATAATCTCGTTTTCCTGCCCGTACTTCTGCAGAAAGGTTGTGCTCTCCGCGGTCTGTCTGCGCAGTTCCTTGAAGCCTCCTGCCGCGATATCGTTATACCCTTTAGTCATTGCCATGTAAGTCTGCATGCCGACTACTTGCGGTTTCTCTTCAATCCCGCCCCACATTGCCTGCGCTGTAACGCGTCTGAACGGGCTTAATGCTTCCGTGCCCTCAACGCCAGTTGCTGTCTCTATTGCCTCTCTGCCTTTCGGTGATGTGGTAAGCGCCATAGTAGCTAAACCAGCTACAATTCCTGCTATCGCAAGCTTGCCTGATGTTCCCAATCCCTTGCTCGCTGCACCACCGGGTATGTCCTTGTAATAATCGCCGTAGGTCTTGCCTAATGCGCCTGCACTACCACCGCCAGGTATCATGCCCTTTAAGCGCGATAGGATTCCGGCGCCTTTCTCGGTAACGTCTGACGCGCCGCGTGTTGACCAGTAGTCTACAATCTCTCTGGGTTTTTGTTGTAGGTATGATTCGCCTTTGCCAAAGAAATCAAGAACTCTTCTACCAGAATAATCACGGGGATATTTATTTCCTTTCAATGAATCCAACGTCGATGTCAATCGCGAATCTAATTCTCCTGCATTAATATATTTTGGTAATTGGCGGGATATATCCGCTCGACTCATGCGCGCCGCTGTTCGTGGCATAGTATCAGCTAAAGTTGCGCCGGTGGTAGAATAGGAAGGTTTAATCTTTTCAATCATATCTTCTGCGCGATATGAAAAAACTTGATTGGTTATTCGATTGCCGTAAGATGAAGGACCACCTTTTCCATATAATACATCAGAACGAATATCTAATGCATTAAGCCATTTTCTATCTTTGTTCAATGATTTTGTACCAGATAATAATCTCTGATATTCTTCAAAGCTTTTCTTTGATGGAAATGTACTTTGTTGCGGAAACTTTCTTGGAAATAAGAATGATTCATCATATGCCTGCGACATTCCCATCTCAGTAAAATCTGTATAAGTTATTCCTTTATAAAATCCACGTCCAGGTCTTTCTGCCATAATCACATCATCCTTATCAAATTATTCAACTCGCTCATTGACAATTCCAGCGGGTCGATATATTCCTTTTCCAGTTCTACTAACTGCTTGGCATAGCCTACAGCAGTTTCCTCATTGCCTTTTATCTTGCTCGCGTAATCTGTCACAGATGTTTCGAGAGTAGACTGTTCAGCCCATAACTCTGTTAGCTTGTCCTTGACTGCTTCGAGTGTCTTGGGCTGCTCGCTTGATGCGTCCTGCTGTTTGGCGTGCGTCATCATGACAAGCTCATGCTGCATGGAATATGCCAACTGGAAATCAATCTGCGACGCCTGGAATAATAACTGCTGTTTTTCAAGTGCAACGGCAAGCGTATCGCCAGCTTCTGCTTTCTGTCTCTCGGTCTCGATACCAAGTTCAGACTGCGCAGACCTTAACTGTTCCTGCGCATGAGCCTGCTGTAATGCCACCATTGCCCTGTCTTTGGATTCTGTGCCTGTAGTTGCGCGCACGAACCCAAGATTGAGTTTGGCTATCTGTAATTTAGCGCCTTTAGAGTGCAGGTTCTCAGCAGATACCATGCCTTTATGCCTGGCGTATGGATCTGCTCTTATCAGCATTGCCCGTTCAGTTGTCATCATATCCATGTTCTGCCCCCAGACAGATTCCATAGCCGCCAGTTCCGAGTCAACTTTTATGCCGCCTATCTCCGCGGGAGTTGTGAACCGCGCTTTCAATACCCGCTGCTCGATTGTGTTAAGTTTGTTAAGCTCGTCGTTATAACTCTCGAGCGCTTTGATGTTGGATTGCTTAGCGCGCTGTTCTTCGTCAAGCTGTTCCTGTTGGTGCTTGATGTTCGGCATGACATATTTGGCATGGTCAAGAGACTTCTGGTATTTCGCTATTGTCCTGTCGAGACTCTTGATAGCCCATTCGCCGACTGGTCCTACTTCCGGTGTAAGAGGTTCGGTAAGTTTCTGTAATGCAACTATCTTCTTGCGCTGTTCACGGGCATTGGCAATGCCTTGCTCTGCCAGGTCGAGATGACCGCCACGTAATGCCGCGCCAATCGGTTTCGTCAGTGCCTCTGCCGATTCCTTGACACCGCCCCAGATAGCCATTGGCGCCATGCCGGACGGACCCCAGTAAGCTTCTGCCACACCGCGCTCTGAGCCCTTTGTCAAAGCGCCATAGCCCATAGCTGCGCCAGTAATACCTATCTCCTTAGCGCCGAACGGTACGAGTTTACCTATAACGCCGATAGGTTTCTTCATCAGTATCTTCCAGCCGAGCTTCCCTATCTTGGCAGCAGAACTTATCCCGACAAAGTTCATAGCGGTCATGATGCAATCCATAGAAGTAGGCTTAGCGGAAGTACCACCAGTCATCAAATACCTGCCTATCTTTATCTCTGACTCGAATAGCCATTCAAATCCTTTCTTGCCCATATCGAGTACGTCGTAAGCTGAGTTCATAGTATCATCTCATCTGCTTCATCAATGTATCCATCCTGCGCCTGCTGTCGGACGTGTCTGCTGCGCGCTTGTTCTTGTCCTCAACTTCCTTGCGCTTCTTGTCTGCTTCCTCTTTCTCCCATTCAAGACGCTTCATGACAATGAATATATCTGTCATGCTCTGCCTGCGTACTTCGTCAGGAGATTTGTTCCAGCGCTCGAGGAATGTCAGCAGCACATACCCTTCATAGCCTTTTACTTTTTTTCCATTTCCTCTTCCGGCAGGTTGCCGTTGAACGCGTTAGCAGTCTGCGCGTAGTCCAGGTATTCCGGGAACGTTATCTTCTTCAACAGTTCGTTGCGTTCAGCTTCCGACATCTTGACCATCGCCAATACTGGGAACGGTACATTAGACTGCGCCGAGCTTAGGAACTGATGAGCTGTGACGCGCCCTATCTTGACTGTCTTATTGATTCTCTTAAATGTGTAATCCTTTGTCTCTTGCATGTAATCCATCTTCTATCAATCTCCATCTCCCAATATACTATATGTAGTATGGCGCGTTGCACCAGACTACCAAAACGAGGCTGTCGTGTTAGTCACGACCACACTGCCGAGTGTCTCACCGACCATGACTAGATTGTACTGGACAGGTCCGGCAGCGTCAGGGTTGCGCCAGCCAGGGTTATCTATGTAGACGCTTGTGAACTCGACCACGACATTATCAGTCGCGCTTCTTGTTAGTGTGAGCTTTAGCTTGCCTTTCTTCGGCGTTACCTTCGGCGTAGTAGCTGCGGCTGTTGACGAGCCCAAGAACTGAGTGAACTCGGTAATGTCTGTGAAGTCCTTTGTCAGTGTAAGTGCATAAGCGCGAACACCTTCATGGCAAGCGTTGATACATCTCTTAGGAACATTATCATAAGTCGCCAGGTATCGCTCGCCGCGCAGGTCATTGTCATACACCATCTCGAATCCGCGCACATGCGGTATCTCTGTATAGGTCGAGCCTTCGTATGACCATTCAAATTTAGAGTCGAACCATTCAAACGGTCTTACAGTTGTCTGCGATAATGAAGTCACAGTCGTCGAGTATTTCGGGTGCGATACTATCATGTCAAACCTTTCTACCCAGGGCGCGCCCTCCGAGCCTGACAGTGAATATCTGCCTATCTTGCAGCCGCCAAGCCTCTTCATGCGGTTAGTATCAGTATCCAGCCCGGTCCACATGGTAAGTGACTTGACAGTATTGGCAGGTGTCAGGGTATGCGTATAAGTTGGCGCGCCTGTACTTGACGAGACTGTGCCCAGGACATACTTCAATAATGTCATCTCTGACGCGCGCTGCTCGAACGAGAACGCGATGTCCAGGTTTCCCATCAGTGGCGTTGGTATGTCCCTGCCGTTGTTCGCCAGGAATCTTTCTGTGTCCAGAGAGTTTGAGATCTCCGGGTCTGACGGGCGCACGTACGCCAATCTCCTTGTGGCATCTACTGCCTTGCCGTAGCTCGACTCGACCCCGAACTGTAGTAATCCGTTATATCCCATTTCTGGTTTTGAAATTGCTGTGCCTGTCATAAAATATCATCTCCGATTATTGTTTTTTAATGCCGGGCGCGTCCTTGCATAGCTCGTACTGCGCCTTAGTGATTATGTTCTCGCCCTTGTCGAGAGTGAAGTCTATATGTACCCCGTCGCGGTTGGACGAGAATCGCCCGCCCTCCTGCGCTGAGATTTTAATCTGGTCTTTGGCAGGCTTGGGTTTCTGTGCTTTCGGGGCTGGCCTGTCTTCTCTTGTGAACTCCACGCCCTTGCACGCGCATGGCGGCAGCCTGTCAGTATCGTCATCCAGATATAAGTCTTCCTTGCATGCCACGCACACGTATCTGCCCTTACCGGGTTTGTGACCGGTCTTGAATATTTCAGCTGTCATTCTTTTCTCCCTCCGTTTTATTTAGCCTGATAACAACTCCGAACAGGTTAGGCGCCAGCCCTTCTTGGAACTTGTTGAGATAGTATATATCAAAGTCTGCATCCTCGCCGAACACCTGCGTCACTAACGAGTTGATGGAATAGACTGTGAACCCGTGCTTGTGCATTGGGTCTGGCAGCGCGTTCTCGATAGGGGTTGTAAATATTATCATGTCCTTTGCTTTAGCACCTATATCTTTTAGGAATACTTCCGGCTTATCTACATGCTCTATTGTTTGCAGTGATACTACCGTGTCAAAGCTCGCAGCTCTGATGATATCCAGTGCGGAATAGATAGGGACATTGGCGTTTTTCTGCGCTGAAATTCTCGCCTTTGAACTCATGTCATAGCCCTCAGGCTCGAGGTCAACTGCCTTCATCATCTTAAGGAACTGCCCGTCTGCGCAGCCCACGTCCAGTACTGTCTTGCCTGCTATCTGATTTAAGCACCAGATGAACCGATAGTCCGGGTTGCTCATGCGCGCCTCTAAGTTAGGCTCAGGGCTGGACTTGCCGAAATGCTTCTCGAAATCCGCGTTTAGTAGGTCGTCTGTCATGATTCAATCATCTCCATGAACCTCTCTTTGCTGTTCTTGAAATTATAATACTCGACTGTATCATACGCGTGCTCGACAATCTCGTCCCTGAAACTAACATTAGTCAAGACCTTGCTTATTAAGCTGCGCATCTTCATGCCGTCCCATATCGAGCCTGACGTGTTTGGGTATAGCCTCTGCATCGAGCCGACAGTGTCCGAGCCCACACACGGTACTTTCAGGCACGCGCTCTCGCACGACATCCTGCCGAACGAATGGCAGGTATAAGGCTCGTAGATCAGCTTGCACTCAGATAGCATCCTTAGCCATTCCGGGAACGCGACAGACGGATAGGCATGGTCATACATGGCAGTGGTCGCCTTGGTGCGCGGGTCGTTCTCCGGGAAATAGTTTACGAGCGCGGTTGTGATGCCCTGATCGTAGGTCGCGAAGAACGGGTGGAATACAGGATTGTCATAGACGTGATACATGATGAGCATGTGATTGACCTTGCCGTAGCCGGTAAATTTCAACTTCTTAAGGATGTGTGTCTCGCAGGGGTGCGGCATCATGTGTACTTTCCTGTCTTTCGGCATGAGCGCCTGTAACATTGACTGCGCCTGCGGTGTAGTCGCGAATACATAGTCGCCCAGCTCGAATGCCTGGCGCATTGTTAGCGGGTGCATGAATGCCTTGTCCCACGTCTGCGGTACGTGGTCTTGGTTGAGTACTATCTTAGTGGACGAGTTCTTTAGTTTCGTGCGGATGTCCTGCACATAAGGCTGGTCGTATTGCGTCATGTTGATATGAACGACGTCGTACTTCTCGAAATCCTCGACCTGCTGGAAGTTTAGGATGTCTCCTTTCATGACCTTGAACCACTGGTACGAGCCTGTGGGCTGAGGATTGGTATTGAGTAATTCTTCAAAAATCCGCTTAGCTGTAAATAGGTACTTCATAGGTCATGCGCCTCAACAGGTGCAAAAATCTGACATGCTTTGATGTCATTAAGTTATTCTTAGCGCGCAGTAGTATTTATAATTTTCTATGATGCAAAGGTTTATAAAGTCTATCATGTCTATAATAGACTATGAAAGAAAAGCACATCACAATCACAGACGCGCAGGACAAGTACGTGACTGACAAGGATATCAACCTGTCTCGGTTCGTGCAGCGCAGGCTTGACGAGCATAAGAAACGTGATGACTTAACACGGCGCTGGAATATTAATGATAGTGAAGAAGAAGATCTCAATAAGAAATCATTGTTGTAATACCTATTCGACATGCTGGCAGGCGCGTACGTGGTTGCGACTTGCGCGCCTCGCAACCGGCATAGAAAAAACTTAAGGAGTTGATGAACGGATGAACAGAACAATAGTAATCATTGGATCAATGGGTATTGTAATTGGATTCATTGTATGTATATTAGCTATGGTCATCACGATTGGACCTAATGAAGCGCAGAGCATAAGAACAATAGACGGCAGTGTAAAATATAATTACGTTGTCATCACATATTGCAGTGATAAAGTGATCTGCTATTTTGTCGGAGAAGGACACGGTAATGCAATGCACTGCTTTCGTGATGCTGATTTGATAAATAAATACTGTGATTGAAAAACTAAAAGGAGTTGATGAACAGATGGAAATAAAATGGTATTGGTTAGTGATTATAATCTGCCTTTCGCTTTCGATTGGAAGCATGGTAACAAACAAATTATTGACAGAGCCGTGTATTAAAAATACTCGTGATGCTATCGAGATAACACAAAGCTGTGTGGAAACTTCTCAGAAATGTTCTCATCTACTAACAGATTGTAATAAACATCTCTCAGCATGTGTTAAGCTGATTGATTATAATGTAGAGGTAATTGAATGAATCCAAAACTTATACTCGTGCTGGCGCTCGTCATGCTCGCGCTCGGATGCACAGATGAAGATGCAGGAATAATATCTGCTTCTGGCGGAATACAAATGATAAATTTTAGTGAGAATTGGACTACTGCGCCGGACGATCTAGAAGAAGGTATAGATGTCACAGGTCAAGAACATACAACAAAGATTCCGCTGTCTGAGTTATGGACTGCTGCGCCGGACGACAACATAAGAAGCGCAACATTGCATTATAATGCTGGCGGCAAAGAATGGAAGTACATAACAATGTATAACGCGACATGCCACGAAATCCCGTGCGGGTTCGAGGGCGCGTATTGCCTCGAGTGCGAGGAACTGAACGAGGGTGATTAGATGGAAGATGTCAATAAGGGATTCATGATTGGAATAATAATAACATTAATCATAGTCTTTATCTTCACGCCGCAGTCCATGTCCGAGAGCTGCCCGCAGGAACGGCTAGTACTCGACTGCGCAGACGAGCTTGTCGAGCAGTTCATTGCCGACCATCCCGACGTGTGCGACGGGCTGTGCGCGGAAGATAACCAATGGTGTATTGGTGAGTGGACTACGCATATGATGTATAATGATACAGGAATCCTTTATTACGCTAACGGTTCTGTTTATGATATTATCTATTATGAAGAATCTATGCACTGGCATAACAAAACTTACGAAGAAGATAACGTGACTTTTCTCTGGAACTAGTCAGCAACACAGCGCGGATCTCCCGGCGTGCAAGTCTCGGTCTTAGCCCTGCCCGTATAACTCTGGACTGGCTCGTTTGCCATGCCCATGATTACAGACTTAGGGTCTACATTGTTAATCTCGCAGTACTCGTCCAGCCCCTGCCAGTAGCCCTCACTGCAAGATGTTCTCCTGCCCTTGCCGGCTTCATCTGTCCAGTAGCATGAAGATAACGAGCCTGATAATGGCGCGGGATGTTTCTCGTTGCCGGTGCAGAACTTGGCATCACCTGTTGACGAGCATACAAACCCGTCCTTGAACTGATCTTCGGTCAGGAGAGTTGATGAGCCTGCGCCTACTAGCGCGGCTATTATCATCAGGATTGTAATACCTATCTTTTCTTCTTTGTATTCCATTACATGGTTATGGTACACACCAGTATATTAAAGTTTCGGTCACAAGAGATATTATGAAAAACGATATCAGAGACATTCATTACATGGACGCAAGGTTTGAAAACCAGAAGGCGCAACTAGCGCGTGACGTGTCCAAAAAAAACTTCAAGGACTGGAACACCTACGAGTCATGGCAGGTTGGCAGACATCGGAAACTACCTACCATACTTAAGCACATGGGCGCGTTCAAGCGTGTCATGCGAGTATATCCGTCTGACAACATGAAAGACTTATCTGCTAATGAGCTTATAGAACTTAATAGAAAGATAGTTGAATCTAAATATCTGACAGGGACCAAGATAGCCATGCAGTTGTTCATACGTTCTTATCTGAACCTATTGGCAGACGAGGCGCGCACCAAAGAAGTCAACAGCCTGATCAAGATAATGCCTAATGTCCGGGACGACAACCCCGACTCAGACGAGTATGGCAAGGTAGTAAGCTATTCAGACTTCAAGAAGATATACAAGAACATGCCGAACCCTGCGCTAGGCATGATGACTAAGGTCTTGTTCTCAACTGGCATGCGCGTGACAGAACTATACAATATCATACCTGAGAATATCCAATACGTCAAACGCAAGCTGTTCGGTATTGAACTGCCTCCTCGACTGTTTGGCTATAAATGCGCGTGGATATACACTCGCGGCAAGCGCACTAAGAGCAAGAGTGACGGTAAGTATCTGTATTACATTGCGCTGTATGTGGACGAGTTCAAGAAGTACATTGATAAGTTGGATCAGGACGAGTATGTATTCAATTATTCTTATAGTCATTTCCTGCAATGCCTGCACGCAGCTGTCAAGCTGGCAGGTCTGGACTATAGGATTCACCCGCATATGTTCAGGCACACCGCAGCAACTAGATTGTTCAAGGTACATTCTGATGCAGTTGTCAAGAAGATTATGAACTGGTCTAAGAACTCGAACATGCCCGCGCATTATGCACACATAAATAAATCAGATATAGTCGAGGCAATGGATAAGGTTAAGAGGTATTAATCGTATTCCTCTTGTCCTTCGAGTAATCCAGATACATACCACGCGCCCACGCATACTAGTGCGAACATTCCGGTCATGATTTTGTCGATTGTTTTCAGCATCTTTTTCACCTTAGAATAAAGCTCTCAATGAGATTCGCACCTATAAATCTAACTACATTGTATTGTTTTGTCTGGTAACATTCCACAGTTTCCGATTGTTCCATCTGATGCAGTCATTGTGAAATTGTGAGTTCCATAGTTTATGTCATTCTGCGGGTAGATTGCTGTTGTGTTTACTTTGATGTTTTTTTGGGAGACGAATGAGTTTGGGTTTTCTTTCTGAGTTCTATATTTTGCTAGTAATATGTCTGTTGAAATTGCTTGGTCAGATATTTCTACCTCATCTATCAATCCATCAAAGTAATTAACGTTGTTATGCCCGATAAATACACTTCCCGTTGAGGTAGGAAGAGTATGTAAATAAGGTTTAACAACAAAAGTATCATTGACTATAAATGTTACATTTGTCCCATTAAAAGATACTGCAATGTAATTCCACTTATCTTGTTGCATATACAATCCGCTATTAACATCATGCCATCCACCACCATCACGATATGAGAAATATAATTCTGCCGTAGTATCCACATGCGCAAAAGCATAACATATAGGTACACCGCTCCCTTTTGATATCATACCTCCAAAAGCATCTCCAAAACCACGAGGGTACACCCACGCAGATAATGTTAATTCTCCGGTAATACTCGTGTTGAATCCGGCAGCATTGGTTATCTCAATATAATCGTCAATTCCATCAAAATCAAATACACCCCCTCCATTGAATCCCCCTGTAGAATTATGAATAGCATTATGAACTATTCCGTGATGATTTTCTGAAGATGAATCCAGTATCGAAGAGCCATATACACTACCATTATTGAAGTTCATTGCAAGTTGAACACCCTGAGTAGTTTTATCGTATATAATTGAAGATATTATATCATCAGTATCAATAGATGAAATTTCGGCACTTGTTGCTTTAAGAGTTCCTTCATTAACAATAAATGTATCGTCTCCTAAATCATAAATCATTGAAGTGTTATATCCAGATATTTTATTTCCAATAATTGTATTATCATCACAACCAGAAGCTAAATGAATACCATAATATAAAGGTTCTGTAGAAACATTATTCCAAATAACGTTACTCGAAATGATATTATTTTCTGAATCATAAGGTGAATCTGGACTTAGATATATCGGTGTATCTCTCATACTTTTAAATGTATTTCCGACAACAGTATTATAATCACCAGAAACATGAATTGCATGAGTTGAATTTCTAACATAACACGAAGATATTGTTGAATATGCTGCTTCTTTTAATCGGATACCCGTACTACCCGTATCCATTATATTTGCACCAATAACGACATTCCCATACCCTCCATTTAGTCTGAAACCATTAGCAAACGTATCATATATCTTAAAGTTCACAAAAGTATTTTCCCGTGCATTGTCTATAACACGTACACCATGACCATAACCATAACCTGCACTTTGACCTTTTCCAGTATTTGAGATTATAAAATTAGTAAACACATTATTGCGAGCTTGTCTAACAACTAAACCATCAACTGCACCGCCTTTTATATGAATGTTGTTGTAACGATTGTAGTGTGATGTGTCAAGATATAATCCAAAACCATCAGCATTATCAAGTATATGAATATTATTGAAATAAGAATACCACGTACCTGAACTGACATACAATGCGCTCCCATTAGAGTTCTTAATTTCGATGTTCTCTACAGTACTGTATTTCGCATAACGCAACAGAATACCATGATATTGATAATTATCCATATCTATTGTGAAATCTCTTAGTGTTATCCTTTCCCTATTTGTCCCACCCCATGTTTTTGGAATAATTACTGCTTCATCAATCGTATTTATTGCTTTTAGTATAGTTATTCCCATACCTGCCCCTTCAATAGTCATATTCTCCAAAGGCACTATCTGATCAGTAACATTAAACGTACCTTTAGGGATTATTATTTTACACGATTGAACTCCCGAAACATTACATTCCTCTATCTTGGCTCGTATGTCCATATCGGTACCTCCTTCTGGAACGTATAGAACCATATTAAATTCATCCGCTTCAAGCACATTAACACCAGTAAGATTCTTATCTGATGCGTTCTGCGAATCTGTCCACGTACTTCCAACCATGCCAGAGTCAGTGCATGTCACCGAGTCATCCAGCCCCGACACGTAATAGCCAGCCGAGCAGTTAGGCGGCCAGTCGTCGATACTCTTCCACGAGATATTGCCAGTCACATTACCGGCATTGAGAAGCTGATGACCTTGAAGGTCGATGTCGGCCTTCGGCGTCATAGGGTAATTTACTGCCAGAGCGAGCGCGGCGAACATCACCAGCGCAACCGTGAAATGAATAAATATTTTTTTGAATGCCATAAGTATCAGACCCTCACAACTATATTATCTGTATTGTATATCTTGACGAGGAATGTTATTGTCTTGCCGGTGGCAGTGTATTCTGTATCTCTCGCCAGTGGCTTGCCGCCTGCCAGTACCTGCATGTCGGGCGTGGTCTCGCGCGCGATTGTCAGTACGCGGTCAGCTGCCTTGTCAGAGCCAGTACATTCAGTTCCCGTATGTTCGAGTGGAGGAGGAGTAGAATTTCTGTATATCCCGCACTGTCCTGGATTGCCTGTCATACTTACATAATATAAATAGAAGTAGTATTTAAATCTATGGGTTAGCAATGTAACATGATTTTATCTGAATTACTAATCTCTATCTCTGTAAAGGTCACAACACAATCTGACACAGTATAGTCTATTCCTTCCATCATTACCGCCCTGCCAACAATCACCAGGTGGTTGTCGCCGAGGATATGGGTATGTGTCAGTGTCCTGCCCTTTGCGTTATTGCTGCCAGTACAATCAGAACCGGAATATACGCGATTAGGTAAGTCTGTGCGCTTGCGCTTCAACAACATTGTAATTCCGCCGAAGTTCATAATATCATCTTAGAATCATATCATATAAATAGTTTATGTCGGCTTGTGCTTGTGGCACATATAGGTCGGCTTCATAGTCCAGCTCTGCGTCTTCTCGTCGTACGCGCAGTATCCCGCGCTTACCCGCCATATAAAGTTATACGCTGTCCTCTGTACTGCCCCGTCTGTGACTTGCAGTTCCTTGTTGTGCGAGTCTATCCTGTTGCTCACCAAGTCGAAGATTGCCAGTTGCAGTTCATGGCCGGTATATTCCACAGAATTTACAGTGCCTTTGGTCTGGTCGCGCACCCTGATATCCAGCTGGATAATCGGCCTGTAGCTTCTCGGGCCCGAGCCCTGGTACTGCTCGCCCGGCTGCTCGTCTGTCATCCTGATATAGACCTGCGGGGTCTGCGCGTCCTTGTTACAATGCCTGCCGATAATAATCCACGAGCCTTTACGCGTCGTGGAAATCGGGTCTGTCAGCTTGCGCAGGTCGTCTCTTAAGCCCCGGACGGCGAGCCTGATATGGTCGTTGGCTGTCATGGTGACTCGCCCATTACATAGTCAGTACAGATATTATCGTATTTCAATAGCTGCGTCTTGTTGTCTTCTATGCGCAGGAATATGACAACCAGTTTCGGGCTTGCCAGTTTCCCGCCGTAGAATCTCATGCGCATATCGTCGTAAGACTTGCACGAAGTCTCAATCCCGAAATGCAAGCCGATGATGTAGAATGAGGCCAGGTCTTTAGATAATTGCCTGACCAGCTTGGATCTCTCCGAGCGCGTGTAATCAACTTCAAACTGAACATTATCAGTATAGGTTTCATATAGCTTAATCTCGCGCGTAGCGTATAATGGCTTGAAGTTGCGCTGTTTGAGTGTGAACGAGTCTGCGTATGCCGAGCCTGTGGTTGCACTCGACGAGACGTAGAACTGCAATTTAGCCACGTACCCTTCCGGGCTGGCACTGCCCTCGACCTCTGCCTTAATCCAGTCTGACTTCTCTGACTGCTTGGCGGTGAAGGTCGCGTTTGTTACCGCGCCTGAATTGCTTGTGGCTGTTACTGTGCCTGCGCTGTCTGACGACTTGCGTATGCCCCTGATGTAGCTGAACGAGTTTGCGGTAGATACCGAGTCTGTGCCGGTAAGCTCGACTGTCTCGACTGTGTTTATGCCGTTGGCTGTGCCTTCGACAGTCATTACCTGCGTTGTGTCTGATGTCGAGTCTGACACGCACGCGATTACCGACGCACTTGACGGCTGTGTTATCTCCTGGCTTACTGCCTCGGATGTGAATGTCTTGATAGCTGTGCCTGCCGTGTCCTCGAACACGAGTTTGAGGTATGCCTTGCCGGTTGTGTTGGCATCTACTTTTATTCTGGCTGATGCCCGGAACTCGGCAGTTGTTTTAACAGACTGACCGTCTGACTCCCAGTACGAGTTTACAGCCGCGGCCTTGGTAATCTTCAATGACCTGTCCATTGTGAACGAGTAGTCCTGCGACCATGCCAGTGTATCGCCTGTGCCTGCCTCGTCCGTCCACCAGTCTACATCCTCGCCGTTGGACGCGGACTCCACGTAGGCATTGGCTATGATGTTATTCTCGTTGAACTCGTCCAGGGTATTGATTGCTATTCTGACTGCGCGCACTTTCTTGAAATCGTGGTTGAGCTTATAGACTGACCTGTTGAGCGAGTATTCAATCGAGTCTGTATGGTTGGCGGCGTCGCCCGAGTTCCAGAGATCTATCTCCGCGTCTGCCCGCTCGATGAAGTCTGTTATGATATCGTCGTCTGGTTCCTCTGCTTCGAGGTTGATTGAGTTCCTTACTTCCGTGATTGTGCAGTACATGAATAGAAAATAGTATTAGCCAGTATATATAATTATTTATACATTATCAGAAGTGATACATATACATCTGCTGACGAGCCTTTGGCATGGTTCATATAGATATATTGCTTGTCTAGTATCGTTTCTTTAATGCGCTTGAATTTCATCTTGAGACATGTATCAGAAGTATCGTTGATGAAATATGCCTCGCCCATCAGTGTAGTTGACGTGCCAGGTGTCAAGTCGTCGCCTGATGGTGCTGTTGCTTTATTATGGAACTGCGCGTATGAACCAGCGCCCTGTTCCGAGCCGTCTGCCCCGACAGAGATTCTTACTTCCTTGACTATTCTTGTCGTGCCTAGTTTGGATATATCAATATCAAATGATTGCACGCCAGTTGCTAGTGATGCTTCTTTATGTTTAATCCATATCTCTTTGAAGTCAGGGTGATGGAAGTTCAGTGCCCATCTTAGAAGCTGGTCTGCTGCTACGCTCATAGACTCTACTTTATGTCGAGGTTGTATTTATAGTTTTGCTTCTGCGCCCTCACCAATCGAGCCAAGGTCTTAAGGCGCTTATCATTTAAATATAAAAAAAATAAAGCAGAATCAATTACTGCTGAATATGTTATGCACGCACTGCGTACTTACCAATGCGTGTATCATGTTGGAACTAGCCCAACTGTAATCCTTAAACTTCTCCATGTACTCCCTGTTCACACTCATGTCTCATCACCAATTCGTTTTACTAAAGCCGCTTGCGGCTCAGTTAATCTCCGAATATGGCTGGCATTAAAATCATCTTCACCAGACTGAACCAAATGATTTTATGTAAGCTTAACCGCGTTTCGTGTCCGCAGACCGAAAGGGGGATTAAGCTTTGCCAGACGGATCTAGGGCTAGATTGCGCTTGCGCATTAGAACTACAACTTGACCCGCCACATAATCCTGCGCACGTTCTTGACAGTCTCTTCCTTGCGCTCGAGCTTGCCGTCTAGTGCCAGGTCAGAGGCGCGCATCATGATAGTTGTATTTGAAACTTTAGCGTCTTTCGCCAAGTAGTACGAACTTACCCAGCCGTCCTCGTCCCTGTGCGGGCTTGCCTTAATCGTGTTCAGGATATGCTCTTTCATTTCCATTATATCGCCTCGCTTGATTTGACTATGTGATTGATAAATGGGAAGTTCTTCCTGTAGTGTGCCTTCGTCTTGATAGCACCCGTTACAGACTCGATGAATATCTCTTCATGCCCGAGCGTAAGCACAACCCAGGCATGACACGCGTCATAGTCTGCGGTTGCGCTGTTGTTCTTGTCAGGCATGCACCCGCCCTCTACTCGCACATGCTCATAGCCCGCCTCTATCAGCCTGTGATATAACTCCTCAGAAAATTCCGAGCAGTCGAATACATGTATCTCATATTCGTAGTCGCCTGCCACGTTACGGGCTATCTTCTCGAACTGGTATTTATGGTCTGACGCGTCTGTGACATATAGCGCAGTGAACAGTATATTACCGAGCAGTGACGCGGCGACAAGTATCAAGAACATGGCCGCGAACTCGGACCATGTAAACCTATCTTGCTGCTCGTCCTGCAGGACAGACGGGATTATCTGGTGTGTCATTTGAGAATCACCACTCCGAGACATGTCATGTCAGGCGCGAATTTCCTGTCGCGGTTGATCATATAGATGTGATAGTCTTTCGCGCATAACGACTCGCACATCTCGCAGACCTTGTAATAGCCGATGACCGACCTGTGGGTCTTGCTCTTGATGGAGTCGTTGTTCGGGACTGTGAAGATTACCATGTGCTTAGCGCAGTCGTACATCTTCTTCAATAGCTCTTCTGGTTTCGCCTGGTGTTCCAGTGTCTGCAGGGCCGTCACGATATCATACTTGCCCTGGATATTGTCAATGCTATCAAACAGTACAGTATCTTTCGGGTGGCGTTTATAGTATTCCTTCCTGCCCTTCGGCGAAATCTCGACCCCGTCTATAATGCCTGTGAACTGCTCGTCGCGCAAGTGCTGGTAGAACATACCGTCGGCGCAGCCCACGTCCAGTATGCTCGCTGTCTTCTTCATAGTCAGGACTATCCGCTCCATTGTGAAGAAGTAATTGTATGCCTTGAGTGTGACTCGCTGTTCGTAAGTCAGTTCTATCTCGTCGAAGAAGTCATTGAAGTCTGTGTCTTGGTCAGTCATTTAATCATCTCCTAAACATATTCTATTTCAACTGGCAACGCATCATGATTCAGTTCTTTCGCAGCTGGCACGTTCATAGGTCTTAACTGCCTGATGTCATTGATATAAAAATCGGTTGTCATGTCTTTCTTTGCTATCATCACTGCATTGTTATAGCATGCAAATACATCACGCGCCACCATATCTGCGGTTGATGTCAAGTCTTCAAGCACAGTGCTATTAAGCGCTATAAGACTAATCGTATTGTGCCTGATGAAGTGGCGCCTGTTTACAGAATCAATAGTTATAAATTGATATACTATAGTATTGCTTCTATTTCCTGATACCCATTCAGAATATTTGTCAATACACTCGCCATGAAAGCGAATTATTTTAGTTTCTAAACGTAATGACGATAAGCTGTTTACTCTGATGTTATACTTATTCTCAAAAGTATCTAGATGGAATGACAGCAGCATGAAGTTATTATAACAATTTTGATTTACAATTAGCCCATCATACGGTAATTTAGTCTTGCATCTCGCGCATCTATTGAAGCGCCGCTTGATTATATCTTCGGCAACTTCTTTTTTATGCCCGAATAAAAAACATTTCCAGTTCATCTAATCACCTCGAACATATCATCTATAAACCTGAACGGTTGCAGGTCTATCCTGTCAACAAGATTAACATCTTTCTTGGGGTTGGTGTGCGAGTCAACAAGCCCGAGCTCAGCGCGCGAATAGAATCTAAATGTATCTAGGTCTATCACGCCGTTAGTTATATAGAACCACCTGAACCCTGCCTGCTTGGCGCATAACGCCGCGCTCTCGTTCCAGTGATAAAAAGGGACCTTGAAGGCATTGACGACAGACGCGCCTTTATCTGCCATGAAGTCGAGACACTTGCGGGCATGGTCGAATAGCGGTTGCATGTCTGCCTTCAAGCCTGTGAAGTTCTCGGTGTGGTGATAGCCATGCATGCCTAAGTATAGCCAGTCCTTCCTGCTCTTACAGAACCTCTGGAACTTCTCGTTTGTAAGGATGTTATTGTCTGTATCTTCCTCGCCTTTCGGGATTGTGTAATTCCAGTCTGGCGTAGTGAACGCCAGTATCTTGAAGTTCGGGTATTGCTTGCGCAGTGGATCTATGTGGCGCTTGAAGAATGGCATGTGACACGGGGCTAAATCATCCGTTGAAATTTTGTTCATCTACTCGTCCTCCACTGGCTCGTAAGTCTGCGCGAATATGTCTGCACGACAAGGATAAAATTCACCTACTATGCCTTTGATAACCCAGTTATAAGGAATCGCAGTCATAACTCCTTCTTTTGTATGTATGTTTATTTTCCCGATTTCAACACAAGTTTTAGCCAAGCCTTTAGCAACTCGTTCAAATCGAGTAGAGTTACCGTTCATCCATCTTACAATTTCTAGTGCAGATTGTTCTGTTCCGTCCCATTGTATTGCTTCAATTATCACTGGTTTCTTCCTGAATTTCTTAATCATATCAATCCCTCCAAAACACAACATAACCTGCTGCGTGTTTATGCCCGCCACCACCGCGCTCTTTGGCAATCAGAGATACATCCACGTCACTATCTTTCCTGCTGCGTAGAGAAACAATCTCATCCCAAATATCTTTCTTGTCGTTCCAGACTCGTTGTTTGATTATGGCAATGTCAACACCAGCATAAGTCTTAAGAATATAATCGCCGATGTCCGATATGAATAGAGGGCACATAACTTCAAATGTCATGATACCCGATTCATTCTGTAACATACGCCCTTTTTTCACGATGCGTTTAACGTGCGCTAGTTTGTATTTCAAGAGAGTTATTCCTTCTTTGATGCAGTCATCAATCACCCCTCTGTTTCCAACCAGTAGCAGATTAGATAATTGGATTATGTCTCCTATGTCTTCAATATCAAACAGGTTGCAATATTCGTGAAATGCTTTCGTGTCTTCTTTGAACTTGAACAGCCACATATCCCAATCAGCAATAAGTTCAATAGCATAAGGCACATCTTCTTTATTGAAGTACTGCCATGTCAATTTACAAGCAGCTTCATCTATTGACCGTTTGCCAGGTATTTTTGAATCCCAGGCGCTCATCTCTTTGGCTGTTTTATGGTGGTCTATCCAGATTAATTCTCCTGCCTTTCTGTGCAACATACTCATAGTTTCATTATCGAATGAGAAATCTACAATGACTATTCTGTTGTCATGTAAATTTCCAAACTCGAAATCTGCACGTTCATTGTAGTCAATACATCTTAATTCTGCATCTGGATATTTTCTTTGTGCTATAACTGCTGATGCAATTCCATCCATGTCCCTATGATAAATTATTGTCGTCTTCATATCAATCATCTCCTGCATATATCTTTCTTCCACGGACACCATCTCTCGTCCATATCCGAGCCTGCCTTGTTGCGCGCCCGTACTGACTCAGATGGGAACTCTTCAAGCTCTTCCTCACTGGCGCGCTTGTCGTAACCCGTCATGATTGCATTCGCGAACCAGCCGAGCATTGTGCCTTCGTCTGTTGCTATTTCTGGCTTTGCCTTTACCATCTTCACAAATTCCTCAGTCCATACTTTCGCGTCGAACTCGCCAGACAATTTCTGTTCTGAAGTTGTCATTTATTATCACCTGTCAATATCGCTATAAATCTGTTGTTCATCTTCTTGCTCACACGCTTGCATGACTTTAAATCAGCAGACAATGAATCAATCTCTTCAATTTCTTTGGATACTCTTTCTGCCTCTTTAAGTTTAGCTTCCAAATCGGGTTTCATTCTTTCAACTCCTGTTCCATTATTCTCTTCAAGTCATCAAGCACATCTACTGTGCAGCACCATACTAGTTCCATCATTCTTCATCTCCTATTTCATTCATAATTTAGTCTTATGCTATGCTATACGCGTGCGCGTTCATCATCTTCAAGAGTCATCTTTCTTCTTCACCTTTAGTTTCTTCTGCGTCTCGATTGCCTTGAAGTCGTACCTGTCTCCTATTGTGAAACTGCAATTTTCTACATTTTCTTCTGTTACAGTAATCTTAATCAAATCGCCGTTAAGGAAATTTGTCTTGAACTTCTTGGCGCGTACAAGCTCGTCCTGCGCGTTCTTTGTCATCTTGACTGTCTCTGAAACATCCATTGCCATAAACTCTCTCATAATTTCCACCATCCGATAGTTATTTATTCTCGTAACAATAATGTAGGGTTTAGGGTATGGAGGGAGATTAACCAACCCTAAACTCTACGCCGTTAAGGTGGCTGGCCTTAACTATGATTTACTCTTTCATCTCGTCCGGGCTTAAGCCCAACTCCTTAGCGCGCTGTCTGTTGCTCTGCTCGAATACACGCCATAGCTCGTGCGGCATGATGCGCTTTAGTAGGTCTATGTTCTGCCTCACGCACTTACCGCCCACATAGCCGGGGGTTATATCTGGCCTGTTATTGTATAGCTCGTTTGTCTGGCTCATGAAGTCGCGCACCATACTATAAGGAACATTGTATTTACTGGCGAGCCTGTTGGCAACCTGCGCGTATGTGATGAGTATCCCGTACTGGCTTGTGTCTATAAGCTTGCTGACTTCGAGATGTTCCCATTGCCTGTCTGAGAATCCGATAGCGCGCATGCCGAGATGTTTGAGATGGAACTCAACAGACTCCCTGCATTTCTGCTCGCTGGCAACCCACTTGTCGTAGCGCTTGAAGTCTTCCATGAGCTTAGTATGCTGGCCCCTGCATGGCGAGTATGCGAGCTGAGGCCTGCCAGCCCATTTCTCCATCTGCTTTCGGATGTGTCTAGTTGTGCCCGGGATGACTGTCGAGTGTATTATCATTATCTCAGGCTTGATTTCTTTTGCGTAGCCAAGAACTGCGCTTGTGAACTGCTTCTGGTTGATGTACGGGATGGTTATGTGCATGAACTTTACTTCGGTATCGTTAGCTATCTTCTCGCTGCAGCTTAGGTCGAAGCCTGCGCACCAATAGTCTGCTCCTTCAATCATCTTCTTTAGCGCAGAACCAACTTCACCCATATGCCCGATTACCACGCACTTGTCCTCGCGCGCGGTCTTGCCCTGCTTCTTCGGGTTTAGGACTTTGCTTATTCCTTTTATCATCTTGTCCATAATGTTCTCCTCCTTCTCTTTTCCGACAGTTCGGTATGGAACTTTAATCATATCTTTTTCTGCTATCAGCGTGAATCCCTGGATTGGTTTTAGGCTATCATAATAACACCTATGACATAGGCCAGTATTAGCAAAGCAGTTAGAGGTTTTTGTATCTATCCAGTCTTCTGATGTTTTACCGCATGACTCGCATTTGAACCACCGTAATACGCCATTATCTACTTTCTCTACTTTCACTGGTTGCCTTTCCATTATAATCACTTCTTCTTCAAGCCCTCGATAAACTTCTTCTGATTGCGTGCCCGCCTGTCGAGTTCGCGCTTGGCATAGTATGCCTTTAGGAAATCAATCTCGTCAGGGTTTGGCTTATGGATTTTATCTAAGTTATACTGTAAGTCTCCCTGTGATGCCAACGAATCTGCCTTGCCTGTCATCCACCACCCGATTCTCAATAGTAGGCTTGGTTTGAACTTCGCCAATAGCTTAAGGTCGTCGTCGTAAGTTGTCTCTTGCCTGCTCAATCTCTTGCCTGTCGAGCCATCATCATTCAGCGCGAACACGCCGAGCAGACGATAAGCGCGCCCTTCTTTGCTGTTGATTTTGTCAATGCATTCCTGCGAGCAGAAATACTCGTCGTTAGCATCAGGACAAATCTCAACCACGTTCGCTCTCTCTCCACAGTTCTTACATTTCAATTTATGTTTTTCCATGTCAATTCCCCTCGTCTATCATCTCGATGCACTTAATCCAGACTAGCATATTGCGCGATAGTAACTGGAAATATTTAAGATAAGCATCAGGTCGAGTACATATGTTACTTGCGCGTTCACTGAACTCGTACACAAATTCCTTATACATATTCAGATAACTATCTTCACGTACACGCGAAATTGATATGTCAACAATATCCCTAAAATCACGATACATCATATTGCCGACATACTCGCCTACGAGTTCTTTATTCAGCTCGCCCTCTTTCAGATGCTCGACTACGGGCGCTCCAAATGTCATGATATCGCCCTTGATGTCTATGAGTTTCTTTAGGATGTATCCAGCCCACATATCGCCGAATCTGTCAAGCTTCATGCCAGGCATTATTTCTACTCCCATGTCCGGCTGGTAGAAAGCGGGAATGACATCTCTCGTCATGCTCAGGTTCATTGTGCATGTAGCCGCGTCTGTGCCGATAGGTATTGCTATCTGCTCTTTGAGATCGCACTTGCACTTCCAGTCAATGCCGAGTATCTTATCAATCGCGCCGCAGTCTGGTATGCCAGACCATAGCCCTATATTCATCTTTACGTTGCCCTTCCTCGTTGAATTGAACGAATCTGAATGTTCATCTCTAAGCTCGAATGGATATCCGCGTTGCTTGATATTACTCTCAGTATCAACATCCATATAATCCATGACATCCAGAAACTTACACGATGCAATACTGGATAATTCCGAATCTGTCTTGCCAACATTATGACTTGTCAGGAACCCGTCCTTGACCTCGACATCATCGTCCATCGAGATTACTCTGTCATAGCCGCGCTGGTATGCCACTAATAGCCCGAAGTTCCTTGCGCTGTCGCCCTGCTTCCTCAACAGGAAATCAGGCGCGAAACCTACGTGCTTGTTTAGCCATTGCTTGCGCTTTGTGATTGTATCGAACTCGTCGCTTTGTTGTGGTCTGCCCTTGTCGCGTACTATGATTATATCTGCATTTAATGTGAGTATGCAGTCTGGTACTGTCTTGATTGTCGGTATTACTATTGCTGTTTTCATAATGATATCCTCGTCTTCTTCATCTTGTCTTTCATGTGACCCTTAAGGCAAAACATTGCCTTCAAGCCATTGTCGTTTAATGTAACTGCCACATCTTCTCCTTCCTTCGAGTCCTCGGCTACGCGCCCTATTGGCTTCTCGTTGTCGTAGCCGCATAGGTTGCAGACGGTCATTTTAAATCAGCCTCGCTTATGTTAATTTAATAATATCATATATTTCTGATTGAGTTAAGTTATGCCTATCCAATACCTTCAACTTTTCTATGAGTCCCTTATCAATCTCTTTAATCATTTCTTTGTCGGTTACTTCTGTTTCGATGGTAATTTTATCTGTGTCGCGGATATAATGTGCTGCCAACACAATACCTCTATCTACACCTTTCCACATTAGAGGTAGACCTATAAACGCTTGTGGGTCAACACAAATATTTAATTCAGCTATAGTTGAAATCCTCATTTCAAATCAGCCTCACTTATATTGTTAAATTTAATCAGATAATCTCTGAGAGTCTCAACGTGCAAGAATGTTTCGTTTCCGAAATCTTCTTCTTCTCTTTTTAATCCGAATAAAGCCATAAGCATCTCCTGCTCTTTCTTTTTCTCAGAGATGACAACCATAATATTATTTAGTTTTCGCAATGCATCCTCTTTAGATATTTTATTTCTTTTTGCATAACTACCTAAATGACTGTCAGAGATATCTGTTTCGTGATTTAATAATTCGTAAATAGGTCTATAATGTGTTCCATCAATAGAAGTATTCACCGTGCTATGCGGAACCATAACAAGAATCTTATTTAATAATTTGACTTGCCTTATCGCTGACTGTCTCGCTTCAAACCACAGTGCATCATTGCCTTTCTTGAATCCTGCATTATACGCTTTTGTTTCCTGTTCGGATAACACTGTTGCTGCCCTATTAATTTTAAGTCTTTCTGAAAACAGTATTCCTACTGCGGGTTCACTTTCTCGTAAATCTTCTAGCGTTTTCATTTCAAATCTTCCTCCCATGTCGCGGTCTTGAAGTTCATTGTAATCTCGTACCCATTGTCAACAATAAATGGTGTACGTTCATCTACTGATTGTTCTGTTGTTGTTATTTTCCTTAACTCAACACCACTGGAAAGTATAAGTTCTTTCGGCATTGCCTTTAGCCATGCCTCTACCTTGTCGCGCGTTGTTTTTGGCGGCGCTTCCGTACCACCAAATTCGCGTTCTTTCTTGAAGTCTACTTCTTCTTTCTCGCTTTTAAGATTCATCAAAAAATCCTCTCCGTGCCGTAGTGCCCGAGCCTGACTTGCGGGTTGATCATCACATCAAAGCCCGCCGTCTTGATATCGCGGCATAGCTGCCTGTCAATATTATTATGCAGTTCCAGGAACGGCTTGAATATAGGCCTGCCTATCTTCGCCAATACTTCTTTCCTTATCAGCATAAAACCCAAGCCAGTACAGTCAATCCTGAACGGGTCTGTCATGCTTACTGGCGACACGTACATGTTCTCCTCGCCTGACTCGTCTATCAATAGCCAGTTATGGTCGCCATTTCTCGACTTGAACAATGCACTGGCAACAGGCACGTTCATGTTCCATAGTTTCTCGAGCGCGTCCGGCTCGAAGTCATGGTCCCACTCAGTCAATAAGATAGCGTCGTAGTCCTCGAAGTCACTCATTGAATTGTTCATTGCGAGTATCTGCGGTCCGCGCGATATGTCGAGGTTGGTATAGCCCGGCTTCTTTAGGTTCATCAGGCTTTTTACATACGGGACCTGCATGAAGTCATAGACTAACGATAGGACTATCTTGATGCGCGCCTGCTTGAATGGCTTGCTGGCTGTCGATAGTTCTGGAATCTGCATTGGCAATGATATATTATCAAATTCAATAGACTTGCCACCCTTATTACCAGTGGTAAGTTCTTTCATGATTTCTTTGTCTGATATTTCATATTCCATTTCAGCGAAGCCTTCGCCGTTAGTATATTGCGCAGCAACGCATTTGCCGACAGTTTTGCCTTTATATTTCAGAGGCAATCCTACAAACGCTTCCGGCTTGATATCGCCATCCTTTAATTCTGTTCTGGTCTTAATCTTCACGGATATCATCCTCGCTTAAATTGAATATTATCTTTAGCATCTTATCAGCGCCTACTACTTCTGCCACAGAGTCAAACACATCTGAATCATACTTTGCGCGCAACTGCTTGACTTTCGAGATTCCAAACGAGCGCAGGTCAGAGCGCGATATCTTTGGATAATCGTCAGCGTCGAAACTCGGCAGCTCGTTTATGTTCTTGGCGTTGGTAATGTGGTCTATCATAACGCATCATTATCCTTCTTCTTTTCGAGTTTCTCATTCACCCAATCAAGAATATTCTCTATTATGTTAAGCGAATAAATCAACGTAATTACAAACACTGTCCCGCATACGGCAACTACAATCCCGAGCAGGGCAAAGCCCAACAGCAGAGATAATACGAGTGTTATTATTTCAGATATCATAACGAATCAGCCTCCTCATCTTCTGATATTCTTGAAAAAATCCATATTAGAGTCAGCGGCCAAAATAAACATGTAAGAAGTGAAATATTGCAATTTGAATAACGATCAATTACCATATCAATAAGTCCTCCTATGACTCCAATCGTCGCGATTGTTAGGACAAATGCACCCTGCGAAGAAATGCATTTGGAAATGCCAATTATCACATATGTCAGTCCAAGTTGAATTAGTACGCAATATATCTTTAGTTCATTCATAACGCATCAGCCTCCTTAGCGCATGCAGGTTTCTTCTTCTTTACTTCTGGAACTAAATCAAGATAAGTCAGGCCGCACTCAACGTCGCGTAAACTGATGCAATCAGCAATATCAAACCGATGATATCCTTTTTTCAAATCTTCTTTTAGTTCGATATCAATTCTTATTAGACGGCGGTCATCATCTTTATCATTTACAATCGTAAGTTTAGTTTTAGAATTCATAACGCATCAGCCTCCCCTCTCATAGCGTGCTTCTCCACGTTCTCGACCATGCTCGGCTTGTCAGATTCCAGCATTGCCATGAACCTCTGTCTGCACATATCATGCCCGAAGTAATTGCTATTGAAGCTCGCAACTTGCGAAACGTCCGAGTAGAACGCAGGGTCTTTCTTCAACCTGTCGAACAGCGCGTATATCTTTGTCGCGTCATACGGGTCAACGCAGGTCATGGGATAGTTTATCTGCATGGAATATATGTTCCTGTTGCCGACCACCGGCAAGCCAACTGCTGCCGAGTCACAGGTATTGCGCCCGAAGCTATAGCTCTGGAACGGCTCGAACGCGAACTTAGCCTCGACGAGCAGTTTAACAAATGAAGGATAGTTCAATGCAGGTATCACCTGCTTGAAAGTACAACGCGTCCTACGCAGGTGCTTGTCGTCTCCTTCCATATGCCCGCACAGGGTAACATTATCATAACACTGACTGGCAACTATATAGGGCAGGAAGTTCTCACCCCCGCCGTAACGATGCCAGAACACCAGTAAGTGGTCTGACTCGAACACCGAGCGCATATGCTTGATGACGTGAGTCTCGCATGGGTGCGGGCATAGATGGATTTTGGTCTTTGAATCGAACCCGACCAATGCCTGCATGCACTTCTGCGCTGTCGGGCTGGTTGCGAATACTTTATCAGCCGCGAATATCGGTTCCTTGAAATCCTGCGGGAACTCGTAGGCGCCAGCCCATAGTTCAGGTGCATGGTCTTGGTTCAGGACTAATTGCGTTGACGAGTTATGCCCGAGTATTTCTCTGAGTTCCTGCATGAGCCTGCAATCCGCAGGATCAGAATTTACCATGACGACGTCGAACTCCTCTATTCGAGCCTTGATTTCCTTGCGCAGTAATCTCTGGTCTGACCGGCATGCTTTTGGCAGTCCTTTCTTGTCCTTATAGAAATCGCGCAGGTTCATTGCCTTGCCGTTGAATGCTCGTATCCACTGATAGCAACCGCTCATATTTGGGTCTGCATCAAATATGTCCGAGAAGACGTTATACGCGCAATAGCAGAAGTTTAGTTTGTTTGTCATATCATCTCTTCTCCAACCAATCAATTATACAATTTGCTATAACGATACCCATAGCTACTCCAATAATCAATCCAATGGTTTCGAGTACTGCCTGCAATATAGTATCAAACATCAGATATCCACCCACTCGCTCTTGCCCTCGTCCATCATAATAAAAACCTCGTTATTACCACCATTATCGAAAATATGACAATGAAATAAATTGCGGTTATCATTATGATTTTAAATATAAACCAATACTTAGCTGCTATATTTTCAAACTTCAGTTTGTTCATAGTTCCGAATATTACTTTTGCCGAAATGATTCCAATTACTATTGTAACAATGAATGTACCCCATTCGATTAACGTCCAACCTATAAGTTCCATCAGATATCCACCCACTCGCTCTTGCCCTCGTCCCATAGTTTCCGATACTTGATTTCCATAAGTTTACTAAGCCATAATTGCTCGCCTGAGTCAGCCATATATATTCCTGGCGGGAAATCAATCATAATCTGTAAGCATGTCGAGAAGTCGCCAATCATTTCTTGCAGTTGGTCCTGGCGTGGTAGATATACCATCAAGTCTTTTCTTTTATAATCTCTATTTTGTCCGTAAGAATGTGGAAAAATTACATCAAGAAATTCGCAATCTCTGTCTAAATCCTTTTGACCCGTAATAACAATTACTATACGTCCATCTTTGGGATTGTCACAAGTTACAGTATCCCCGCAGTGAGTTTTCCAAGAGTCCTGTATCTCTTTCGCTTGCTTGCACATCTCGATATATTTCTCGCTTGTATCCATATTAATCCCCATTTCTTCGCAATCCGGCTGGATCCAGTATGATTACGGCGACCGATAAACCAAACGTCATCCCTGCTGCAAAAAATCCCCATTCATCCAAAGATATCATAATTCTACAACTCCGTAGTCCCGAACATCAGCCTGCACAGTGCCGAGTTATTGCTCTCGCGCGGGTGGACTTTTAGCTTGTCCAGTACGAACAGCATATCCTTCTGGCATTTCATGTGCCCGTCAAGAGGTTTCATTTCTGGTCTTCTCCGTTTTTAATTTCAAGTATCTGCTCGCCGTAAAGCGAACTCCTTCTAAGTTCGTTTAGTGTTTCAGGGTGAATTATAATCACTCCTTCGTCAACAGTTACATCTTCTACAAACTTAATATCCATCTGTCCTGTACTCTTGTAACTCGCGTAAAACTGTTTAAGTTGGAACCTTTTTTTTACAGTCAATAACATCTGTCTCTTGATTTCGTATATCAATTTCTCGAAACTGTTCAGTATGAAAGATTGAATTAGTGCGGGTTTGTTGCGCGCATCCATAATAACCTCTGGGTCTAATGTCACTACTTGCTTTATGTTGTAGCTTATAACAATATCCGATTTATTAAAGCCGCCTACGTTGCGCGTTTTATAATCTATATCAAAGTGATTCTGGATAAGCTTAGAATCATTTGGAAATTTATGTCGAATTACTTTAGGTAATATTTCTTCAATTCTGAATATATCTAGCGGTTCACTCATTATGCATCTTCTCCTTGTCTTGGTATCTGTTTCCGATTATTAGATAATCCTCTTTATCATAATCCTCAAAAATATTATCGAGCCTAAATCCATTATGATATGGATACTTAGCAAGAAATGATAATGTATAATCATTCCAGATTACAATACACTTTAGTCCATTTGAAGATTCCAGAATGTCGCCTTCACAAATCTCTTTTGAACCTTTATCTTTTCGTCCTATTAACTGCAACAGCTTGACAAAAGCCGTGAACTGCTGAGAGCCGCGCAGCCAAACCCGGTCGCGCTCTATCGCTTCAATATCATCCCATAGAATCATGCGCTTGCCCTTCTCGTCCCACGCATTGAACTTGATTTGTCTGTTGCACTTGTCCTTATAATAAATAGTTATCGAGTCATGATTAAACACTGTGCCTAAGAATACAACGTCATGATTTTCTATCCTTGTCTGAGAAGTAATATCCTTGCCGTCAAGTGTGACGATACATTCTTTATCGCTTAGCTTAACAATGTCTTTATAGCGCCTGTTGATAGTTCCGCTAGAACACGTACAGTTTGCGCCCATGAAATCAATGCTTTCATAATCGGAATATAATAAGTTTCCCATAGTAAACTCTAGTAAACTTACACCTTTATATATCTTTCTCTTAGTATGCCAATACATAGGCGCGCCTTATCCGAGAATGTAGAGATATTCCACACGCGCCACGATTCAGAACGAGAGTTAAGCTCGTCATACTTATTAAGAATCTTCATGAACGGAAGCTCGGTCACTTGCGCTTGCCCTTGTGCTTGAATTTGTTTTTTTTTAAGTTAATTTTAGGAAGCTCGATGCCTGTTACGGGTTTGTTCTCTTTTTTGGCTGGCGCCATCTCATGCATTGTCACAACAGGACAATGTACGGGCGCTGGCGAAACAGATTCGACGAGTGTCGAGTCATTACTTAATTCAAGCGCGCTTGGTTTATCGAGAAGTACCATGTCGTTGCTGTCGAGAAGTTTCTGAAAAAAAGAAATCTGCTCTGGCCGGATCATCATAGATTCTCCTTTCTTAAGCCAGAGCTTTTCAAATTTAGGTCCGCAATATACGCGCACTTTCAAGCTCTTAATAACTGGCATACAGTTCACTTGGACTTACATGTTTATATAGTTTTAGTCTACTGTGTACTGGATGCACAGGCTTGCCCCGTCGTCCACGTTCGTTGTCGCGTCCCATGTAACCGATAGCTGCTCGTTTGCCGCTACTGCCTGGGCAACACCTGTTGTTGTCTCGTTGTAGATTTTGCTGGATGTAGTGGCTGATATCTGCGCTGTCAGTATTGTGGTTGTGGCAACGAGATTCGAGTCGATCAGGTTCAGGTCGGCAGACAGGTACGCGGTTGTGGTGGTTGTCGGCGATGTGTCAGACTTGCCTATCAGCCCGACTTCCGTTATGGTTATCGGGTATCCTACCGGGTCGAGGTATGATGTTACAGAGTCTGCTGTCTGCTGGACGATTATCCGTCTGGTATGCAGTTCTGCCTCTACCTCGTCGCGGTCAATAGCCGCTGACGCGAGTTCAGGAGATGAATCCTGCGCCTGACGCTCGAACTTGCGCTTAGTTGTTATTCCTCCGTGTGGCATTCATAATCACTTCCGTATAAATACAGGGATGGCAAACTTACCATCCTGTGATTTTGGCTCCCGCATCGGCCCGGATAACTGCCGGTACTACGCGCTCGTACACGTGCACTTCTGTCGCGTGTTTCTTGGGGTCGTCGAATATCTTGATTCGAGTATCATGCGCCTGACCGAGATGCAAGCATCCGTTAGGCCCGCCCATACATACAACTGCTGTTCCGTGTGTGAGTTTGCCTGTTGGTAGTGCCACAATCTTCAAGCCCATGAATGTAGGCAGTTCGCCTGTGCGCACTGACTCTTCGGTCATCTTGTACCAGTCGTTCGACCCGACAATGACTGCAAGCTCTTCGAGATTCTCATCTTCGATTAACAGTAAGTTCGGGTTCTGGCCGCCCATCAGCGCTCTTACCTTTCTCTTGGCTTCCTTGATGTTCTTGATAGGGTTGGCGTCTGACGCGCTCAGTGCCGCGCTCGCGGAGACAGTTGACGTTAGCGCGCCTGATGCTATCAGTGCAGTCGCAATCTTCAAGTCCTCGCGGTCTTTGACGAGATTGACGTATTCCTTTGTCTTGGCGACGCGCAGGTTGATTTTCTTTAGATTGTCTGCCGGCCATGACATTGAGAATCCTTTCGTAATCTCAGAGACAGTCACGGAACTCTCGCTCACGTCCTCGTTATCGAGTGTGACGTCTGTGCCCTGTACCCTGTCGTAAGCTGCTGTAGACCTGTCCATCACATTGTAGGTAAAGGTGGTTGAACCCTCGTCCATTGTGCCTGTGTCTACATAGAAATGTTTCCTAAGCAGTACTACCTCCATCAATCTCTCGATTGCAGCAGCTTTAATGCCTTCCGATAATTTGGTAGGTAGCTGTGACGTATCGACGATAGCGGAGAAGTTTTTAATATTGTAGTCTGACATTTTCATCTCCTCCTTATCTTATGTTCAGCGCAATCAGAACTTCCGTGTCTGTTGTCGCTGCATCTTTCGCTACCCTGCCGAGCGTGTTGTATCCGCCGCCGAGAGTTGTAGCTGTTGTTGCCATGATGACAGTCGAGCCGTCACCTGTTCCAACGGTAGTCGTACCGTTTGTAGTCACAATGAATCCTACTTTCATTGCCAAGTCAGTTGGTTTCGGTACTCGCGCCAAGCCCTGCATCTTTACAGGTATGTCCTTCTGAGAGGCTGTTGTCCTTGCCGCTACCGCGCCCTGGGTCACACCGACTATAGGTGTATCTGCTGCTGCAACAGTTGTCGCCAGTACATCGCCTGACGAGTTACGGACTACTATCTTGTTCACTTTGATTGGCACAGTGTCAGAAGTTGTCTGGTATCCGATTACTAGTCCTTCACTCATACGGCCTCGACCTCCATTGCTTTCATTAACTCAGCGGTCTCGGGTTTGAGTCCCATTGCGCTAAACTCTTTCTTCTTGGCTTCGAGCTTGGCTGCGTCTGTTGCTGCGCCTGCTGCGCCTGCACTGCCTGGCTCGGATTGCTTGAAGGCCTTGCTCTTGGTTGGCTCGCTGTTCATGAGTTCTATCTGTTTACCGAACGCGGTCAACTGTTCTTTCGTGAAGTCCTTTAGGGATTCAGCGCTTGCGACTTTCTTGTCTTCTGTTATGAGTCCTTTCTCGAACTGAGCGTCAACAATGCCTGCAATATGTTCTGTATGTTCTTTTGCCTGGAATGTGCCTAGCTCGGTTTTGAGCGCTTCCTGATCCTTCTCGAACTGCTCGAGTTTCTCTTTTTGTTCGGAAATCGTTTTCTCGAACTCTGCCTGCATCTTGCCTGGAAGACCTGGCTCGGAGTCTTCGTCGTCGACTTTTTTCTTCTTGGTTATATCGTCAACTTTTTCAGCAAGTTTTGAGACTGAGTTCTGGATTCCCTTTATAGCTTCTGCCATAGCCGCAATACCTGCGGCTCCGTCGGTTGTATCTCCAAATAAGTCTGGGTTTGTCATGCGGCGCATATAGGTTGGAACGTGTTAATAAAGCTATTGCTTAGCACGCGCCAGCAGTACACGATAACGAGTAATCGTCGTTCATGCCGCAGCATCCGACATTACCGCCGGAAGAAATCATTGTTGTGTTTACCTGCGCGCCTGCATCTGACATCACTAGGGTTCCTGTCATGTTGCGCGTACCGTCAACTAATAGATATTGTGGATGGTCGTCGTCACCGAGTCCTGCTAATGCGCCGTGGTCTGTAACTATATTGAATGATTCCTCGCTTATGCCCGGTCTGATATCCTGCCATGTAACTTCGTTGAAATCGCTTACACTAGATTTATATACTATTGCAGTCAGTTTCGGGATTAAACTTAGCCCGGGAGGGATTGCAGGCAATGCCGCGTCCTGCGCTTGCGCTTCGTTATTGAAATACTCATTCGGGAATATAAATCCTAACTTCCCGTTCATGAATATGAAATATGCCTTAGCCCATTTATTGCCAGGTATTGCTACGAGATTATTCCCGTCGTCGTAGTGAGTAGTGCTGATTTCTACATTAGTATCATAGTCCCACACGCCGCCGGTATGGAAATGCCTTATTAATGGGGTTGTCCTCGAATCAATCGCCGACGGGGTCTTCCTCTCTATACCGTCTTTGATTGCTTCGCCTGCGCTCATTGAAACGTCAAGGTCGTAAGTAACATTTGCATCTTCTGTAACTGCCATCCCGCTTATGATACGAATAGGAAATGCTATTCTTAACCCGCGTCTTGTATCTGCAATAGATTCACTTATGAGGCTATGTTCCCTGAATGTATTTATTACCCCTGCATAAGTTGAGAATGTGGCAATCTGTATCTCATTGCTTGAAGAAGATGAAGTAGTAATTGTAAGTCCTGTCCCGCTAACCCACTTAAGATAATTCACTACGTTATCGTTTAGATTACCGCTGCCTGCTGTAGTCTTTATGAATGTATCTGTTGATGTGTCGTATATCTCGCCTGCTGTCCAGTTGATACCGAGCCCGCCTGTTAGCGCGACTGTCACAGCTGATGCCTTACCGCGGTTGATGATATGCTCGAAGGTCTTAGATATACTATGCCCGTTATGGTCTGGTATGTGTGACGAGTTCAATATGTATTCGTTTACTTTGAAGTTGCCTGTTACGGTAATGTTTGTTGCATTGTCGATATTATTACCACCTACATCAACATCTGTCTCAAACATTCCTGATAGCTGTATGAATGATGTGACTAATCTTGTCAGATATGATTCTGTCGCGTTCAAGTCGTCTATGTCTATACAATCCCCGCCCGTGCATTGCATTGTCCCGTCAGTCAGGATATCAGCGGTTACGTTGGTCAAGTTGAAAAGTGAATAGCCCATCGCATTGAAGTCCTCCATGAATGTCGCGCCGTCAAGCCCGAAATAAGTAGACGTGAGCGAATCACCAAGACATGTAATGGCATAGCCAGTAGACGAGCATGGCGGGAAGTTCTGCAACATCGTCCAATTGATAGGCATGTTGGTAGAGTTCGAGACATTCAGGACGTCAACGTACATAGTAGATACATTCTGAATCTCATGGTCTTGCATGTCGATGTTAGCCTTCGGCGTCATAGGATAATCTACTGCATGCGCAATAAGTGCAATTACTAATAACGCGAACAATCCCCCGCCAAGAATCCTGTTGATAGCCATTTCAACCACTCCCATTTTTATTCTAACCGCAAGTCCCGTCCTTGTCGCATATCAGTGCCGGCGCGCATTCGGGATATTTCACCAGCGCTACATGCCCGAACCCGACTATCTGCGTGCATGTGTTCTTGCCGTCTATCTCGTCACTCCATTCCTCTAATGCGACCGAGACAGCAGGTATCTTGCCGTTCTCCAATAGTATAGCCGCGTCCTTGCCGTTGACAGTGTCTATCAACTCGAACTCGACCTCGATGCGCTGGTCTTGCTCGTTGATGAACACGTCAGTAACAGTACCCAAATCGTCCAGTATCTCGTCTGAATGTTCCATCACCATTGGTATTCCTTTCATCTTCATTGCCGCTTCCTTGATGATGTCCCATGTATATACTGTATGATGCCAGAACCCGGGCGCGAATGCGATTGTCCTGCGTCTATACGGGAACTTGATATCATTCGCCAGTACGGGGCTTGTGGTGTTCCTGAAATCCTTGAACCCGAACTGTAATTTACTTAGCTGTTTGCTCTTGGTGACTTTCGTCATGGTCCATGTCTCGCCGTTGCGCTTGAAGATGAACGTGCCATTGAACTTCCTGCCCTTGAACTTAATCTCCATCATGTCCTGCTCTTCTTGGATCATGTCGAACCCGCCCTCGCATATCTTCTCGATATGTACTGATTCCTGATTGTCTTGGTTGAGGTCTGTTCCCGGCTGATATTCGCCGGGCCTGAAATACTTACCGCCTTCTGTGAATGCAGTAGCGCTTATCTCGGTATCAGTCTGCGGGTTCTTATCGAGATGGAACTTATAGGCAGACGGGCATTCCATCTTAAGGTGATAGTCCTTACTGTTACGGGTGCGCTTCTTCTTCTTGGGGTGATACCACCAGCAGAACCTGCGTGTGAGTGTAAACTTAGGCGCGCTTATCGGCTTGGCAGAATTATTCTGGATGATAGTATTTTGCTCGTATAGTTCTGTTACTGCCATCGGTATGCGCTTGCCCTCGCGCAGCTTGCGGTCTAATCTATTAAGTGTAATCCTATAATCCCTTGACTCGTCTTCTGTCATGTTCTGCATGTCCTCTGTCTTTTTCAGGTAGTTGGTAATGAATACAAACTTATGCCATGCCTTCCTGTCCTGGTATAGAGAGTTTGTATCCTTGATGACCGCGCCCTCGTAGCCGCGCTTGTGGATTTCCTTTAGCATGCCCTTGATATTGTCCTTGGTGACTTTGAGCGCAGGCGAAACCTTTACATGCGACGAAGGTGGAAGTCGCTCTAAGATTTGCCTGCGCTGGCATAGAGGTTTATCTATCAAACGTGAATCATTTACCTGCAGGATATCGAATACTCGGTATTCCAACTCGTCCGAGCCTTCGGTTGTAACCGCGTCATGCACGTAATCACGGTCTAAGTTCGGCAGTATCAGCTCGCCGTCCAGTATGAATGCATGTGAGTTTATTGCCCGGATTTCGTTCGGGATATTACCAAGCTTGTTGAGTGATATCTGGTTGCCGTAGGCAGTATAGCACTTGACCGAGTTACCGCGCTTATGGATTTGCAGGCGCTGCCCGTCGTATTTCTTTTCAAGAGTCTTGTTCGTGTAGTCAAAGTCTTTCATGTCTTCCAGTACGAAGAACTCGTTGGATACATGCGCGTCCATATCGAGATATGGCTTGGTGGGCTTGATGAAGTCCAGCTCGATTGTGCTCCTGGTGAATATCCGGCACTTGGAGAACTCAGATTCAATCTTCGCTGCCGGCTTGATATCTATAATCTCTACCTCGTCGCCAGTCCACTTGATTGAATAGCCCTCGTATTCCTGAGCTGTGCCTTTCTTCAGGACGCGCAGGTCTTCGAGATGCCAGTCCTTTACAATGTCTGCCTTGTCTTCCGGGACGAAGACAGGTATTGATATGGGACTTGCTTCTTTGAGGAACCCGCACTCGTCAGGGTTGGATATGATGTATGCTGATGCATTGTCGTATATCTTGTCGGGGTCGTGTACGATATAGCCTGCGTCGTATTGCGCGCAATCTTCAAGCTTCAACCTCAGCCCGGTAATCCTGTGCCATTCCTCGACTGCCTCGTGCGGTCTGTCTTTCAGACTGCGCCATTTGATTATACTATCATCTGCAAGCCAGTACTCGTTACCTGCGAAGTACAGGTCGTATGTGTGCTGGTCTTGCCCCTCAGTTGTTTCCGCGTGTTCTATCTGCCTGAACCCGTCCATGTCTTTGATGTCTGACAGGTCGTACTTTAATGCAGTTGAATAATTCTCGCCGTCTGATTTCGGCTTGTCGGCATTGAAGTTGAATTTCATGTTGAACTCTTTATCGTTGGTAATCTTGTTGATTAACTTTAAGGTTGCAGGCTGCATGCCGGTCTTATTGAACTTTATGCCGCGCCTCATCAGCTCCGGCATTATCTTCCTGCCGAGCAGTATGATATCATCATTTGAAAACCTTGTCTGGCGGCGGGTACTGATAGCGCATAGCTGCCTGAAATCGGACTTAAGCCTGTCGTCCGGGATATTGGCGGGCGTGTAATCTGATACCTTTATATTGATGTTGCGCTTAGCAGATAGATTTACATCACTTACAATATCGTTATGCACTATAACGTCTATGTCTTTCGGTGACTGGAACCCGCAGTATTGCTTGACCTTATACGCGAATAGCTTCTGCGCGTGCGGCCACTGGCTGCGCCTGGTCTCGTCTGAAATTTTGTGATATTTCCGGTATTGCTTGAACTCTTTAATGTTGATAGATGCAGGCCGTTGCAGTCTTATCATGCCTAATGCCTTGTCCTGCCCGTTCTCGGTTGTAATCAATACCATATCATCCTGGTTTATCTTGAAGAATTTATCCTTGATGATAAGGTTCTTGCTATTATTGTGTATAAGCTTTGCATGTGCTGGTTCAATGTATATTCCTCTTGTCTTGGTCGTCATGATTTTACACCGTGTCTTTTTTGTTCTCTACGTATTTATCGAACGCTGCCTGCCCTTGCTCGTCTGTCATAAGCCCGGCCATCTTCGCGTCTGAGATTTCCTTGATTTTCTTGATAGTAATATCAATCTCAGCTGCCTCGTCCTTAGCGCGGACAGGATGCCAGTTCCACTTGACAGTTGCATTGATATCATTCTTCGCCAGTAATGGCTTGAAAATCTGTTCCTCGATTATCTGAGATAATTTCGGTTGCAGCATTGAAACTTCTGTTGCTATATTCTCGCGTAGAGTTTTGATATCACCCTGGCCCAAGCCAGAAGATTCTGACTTGCCTAATAAGAATGGCTTAGGTATCCGTAAGCCGGTAATGATTTCGTCCAGAATAGACTCTCGCTCGCCTTTAAGCTGCGGGATCTTACTGTTTGCACTCAGCAGATTAAACTTGATAGACTCGCCTGTCGCGTGGAATGACTTGCGCCAGAATCCTCTGAACATCTTCGTCAAGTTATCCATCTCCGACTTAGACTTTGCGGAACTACTGGTTATATGCATCATCGGATACGCGAACTTGTGGAATATCTCCTTAGTAGATAACAGGATATCTTCGTATATTTCCAGTTTCCGAAAAATCGGCTCGACAAATCCGATACCGCGCATGTTGTCTGCTATCCGAAAGAACCGATAATATATCATAGATGGGTTCTGGTTCTTCTCGCCCACTGTCCCGTCCTCGTTCTCTTCGTAGATAATCCATTTAGGCGCTTTGTCATGGTCAATAGCGCCTTCAATCTTCTGCTCGTAACGGAGTATGGTCGCATGGTTATCCCACTTAGGCTCGATTGACTTCGGGTCCATTAGTACATAGCCTTCAATCTCTGTGCCCTCGCCCTCGTTCGACCACAGTATCTCCTGGAATGCCTGACCGTATAGAATTGTATGACCGATACACGATATAGTAGTCGGCTTGAAACTCGTTACCTGTACCGAGCGCTCGCATAGTTTCTCAGCTTCCGGGTCGTCAGACTTGCAGTACCCGCCCTTACCGAAACACATATCCGAGAAGATATTGATTGACGAGAATACCAGCGGGCTTTTGATATACCATTTCTCTAGGTCCTCCATTGATATCCGTTCGTTTTTCTGGTCGCTCATTGAGAACTCGTTCAGGTTCGGGCCTGACGTGATTAATGCCTTTGGTTGAGTCTTGCTGAAATTGCGCGCGAACTGAGAAAACCTGGAATATAACGACATAGAAGTAACTTTATAGTTTAGTAGTATTTATAAGTTCTGTTTTTGTGATAAGAAAAGCAGGGGCAAAAACTTCGGTGAGGAAGCGAAAACAACCCCTGCCATTTCAGAGTTTATGAACAGTAGTATATTAGTGGATATCTTTTTATTGTTATTGCGCGCCCGAGCCAATGGCACTGGTTGACAGGGCGCGTATGATTGCGCCCTCACCAATCGAGCCAAGGTCTATTGGCGCTTATCATTTAAATATAAAAAAAATAAAGCAGAATCAATTACTGCTGAATATGTTATGCACGCACTGCGTACTTACCATGTCGAGGATATCATTCCTGGTGTTCCAGTTATAGTCTTTGAACTGGCGCATGTATTTGCGATTGACTATCATGCGACCACCCATGGTAATTTTAAATCAGCACATGTCTGGCAAATATTATGCCTGCCAACAGGCACAGGATTATTAGTTAAACAACCGCAACACTGACATACTACATCTGTTTTCAAACTCATGTTCATCAACCTCCGAATCCGCGCCTTCTTCGAGACGCTTGAATCCAAGCTCCGAATATGGCGCACATTAAATTCCACTGAACCAGACCGAGCCAATGGAATTTATGTAAGCTTAACTTCGTTTCGTGTCCGCAGACCGAAAGGAAGATTAAGCTTTGGGCGACGTGTTAGGGCTATACCGCCGCAGGCGTTAGAAATAAATTAATTCTTGTTTGCGCGCCGCAACTCGAACAAATACTTCTCCATTCTCGGATAGCACTTCGGGCACGAGTGTATCTTGCCTGTCTTCAAGTGCGCGGTTGTCCACATGTTCGAGTCCTTCGAGGATGCCTTGCAGAATTTGCATATCATTTCCACACCAGTTTACATTCTCCATGAGATGCATGAGCATGATGTTCTTCTGGATTCTTTAGTGTTTTGTCTTTTTTGTGTCCTCTTTTGCGAGAGCAAAAATATCCGTCTTTGCTTTCAGAACACCACTTATCATATGGTGTTGTGTCTGCATCATCCGGGCATAGCTTAATACAGTTCTTGATTTTAAACTTGTCCTCGACGCGCAGGCACTCGCCGAGTTTTGCAGTTGTTCCATACAATAATTTGTGTATCTTTGTTGCGTATCTGGCGCTTGAAGAAATATAATCTATATGTAATGGATTTGATGTTTTGAAATCCAATACTATAAAATCTTTGTAATTGTCTTTTGGTCTGTCAATCCATCCATACACTGCTACATTTTTATTTACATCTGCGCCGTATCTGTCCCACTTCACGAAGTCTAACTTGCGCAAGACAGACTCAACCCACAGAATGTCTTTCTCATCAATATCTATTTTCATGATTTCACCTTCATCTCAGATAACATTTGCGGGATACTCTTGCCCTTATTCACTGGGCGCGTTACAGGAGTCTTGATTGTTTCTTTTGCATGCATAATGATCTCGGCTGGCGACATGATGATGCCGTACATATTGCGCAATAATACCACGCTGCCGATGGCATAGCGCCTGCTGACTATAACTCGACTGGCTATTTCCTGCCAGTGTTCAGACTCGAACAGTTCCTGCTCGCTCATGATTGGCGCGTCCATAAGATTACTTCCTGTTGTAGAATACTGGCAACGATTTGACTTTTATTAAGTATCCTTTCTTAACCAATTTCTCTAGCGCAAGCCGGACCTTCTCGCGCTTGCCATAATCATAGAACTGGCTCGCAGTCCAGGATCTATATTTGTCCATTGAATAAATCCTTTCGAGAATCTTCTGACATACTATGTCCGAACCATGCCTGTAAAGGGCAATAGATTCCTTGACCTCTAGTACTTCGAGTTCAGTTGTTTTGCTGTTGCATTGTCTGTCCATAACTTCCACTTACTCACACCTGTAATACATCCTATTCTGTTTTGCTTGTGTAACTTATTCAGAATGCGATTTATGACCCGGCGACTTATATCATCAGAATAATTTACTCGTGCAAGCTCGGTTATCTTGTTGCACGTTTTCGGCATGCTGTCAACTACAGTTAAAACGTATTCTTCTGTATCTTCACCATATTGGACAGCACCACTATATTTTACCATGTTCAACAGTTGTGCATTTATCTTTAAATATCTTCTGTTAGATAGTTGTGCATTTATGGGTAAGGTGTGCATTTATGGGGAGGTTGTGCATTTATGGGGAACATAGTGGGGAGTACGATTATTGCCCTTTCAAGAACATTATTATATATATATATATTATTATATTATTATGTTATATATATATATATTAAAGTATATAACTAACTGTTACTGTGTCTTGAAATTTTAGATTCTAAAAATTCACTACAAGCAATGTATTTAATTATTCGAGAAAATATTTTGTTCTTTGTTCTGAATCACACAAATTATGGTGCTGTAATTTTGTGGATGAATTTGAAAATGATGGAGATATCAAATCATAAAATATCAAATAGATAAATTCCGTTGAAGCGCGAGTGCGGTCTATGTATGCGATTGGTGAAATTAATATATTATCTGAGGATTCTGTTTAGAACATCCATATAATATTGTCAAAATACTACACATAGTTTCCCATAAATGCACAAGAGTTGTGCATTGATAGTTATACAAAAGCTTGACAGTTATGACAAACGTGCAGTATTAATCACGCGCAGTAACTAACATGTGAGTTTAGACAAAGGTTGGGAGTTTTGTCAAACTGTAGGAGTTCTGTCAAACTATGGGATATTTGTAAAACTGTGGGAGTTTACCAGCTAACAACATAATCCGGCTGCTTGGCTTCTTCCTCTTTCTTGGCGCCAACGAGGCTATACCTGAGCGCGTCACAATTTGAAACCAGTATGCCATTGGCGAAATATTCGTGCATGTCTTCAACTTCGAGGTTATAGACTGGCTCAAATTTATCCAGATGACTCAATTTATTGATATTTATCTGTTGAGCAATTTGAGAAAGTTTAGGTTGCAGCATTACAAAATCATTAAGTGTGAGGTTATCCGCGCGTATGAATCTACCTTGCACGTCTTCACCGCGCCAGGCAAAGATAGGATGGTTGGCAGTACATCTAAGAACAGTGCCAAAGTCTAGGTCTATTCTAACTAATGCTTCGTGTTTGCCTGTCATTCCGCTAACCAATACCTTCCTGTAGCCCTTGCGAGTCAGCGCCATGTCACCAACTTCAACCTTCTCGATTGGCTTGTCACCGTCCTTCAAATTTATCATAGTACCTGCCGGGAAGCACGCATGGTCATAAACCTTAACTGGCGCGTCAGTCCCCTCGCGGTAATGATAGACCTCAATCTCTTTAATCAGATTGACGCATTGCGAGTGGATAGTCAGCCTGCCGGGGCGCAGGTATTCACTTACCTTATTGATACCGACTGCCACCGCGTTATTGGCTGGCACTGCCGGCAGGTTAGCGTCCTGCAATTCCTTGATAGCGCCCGGGTCGGCAGGATCACACAGCACAATATCAAGCTTGTACTGCTGCTGCCATGATTTCAAGACCCCGATAATATCAGACGTGAGTTTCTCGGACTCGTACCATTCGTCGCAGACATAGGCCGCGCCGTCAGCATCGAAACCCACCAATACAATCGCGGGCTGGTTATAGCCGAAGTCAACCCCGGCAATGAACCCGCGCAGCCTGTCGAGTGAGAAGTCCTGCACATGCTTGAAGCGCGAGAAGTCCTTATAGACCACGCCCTTGATGGCAATGATATCCGCCATGCATTCCTGCTTGAAGAACTCTTCGGTGTATAACTGCTTTAGCTTCTCTATCCTGTGCTTCGGGAAGTACGGATTGTCGTAAGACGTCCACCTGATAACATCCAGGTCCATGTCTGTCTTCTCGTTGAACGGTTTTATAATATCATTATAAACCCAATCATGCCCTTTTGTCGTTGTCGCCAGGATGCCGCATCCGTCCGAGTCTGCGATACGCCCATGCATGACAGGGTAGATTTCCTTCTTCATCTCGCGCGGCTCGTCGAGTGCGAACCACTGGAACTTAGGACCGCGCAGTCTGTCGGGGAACTCGGCACTTCTGAATAGTATCCTACTGCCGTTTGCGAAGTTGCATATCATCTCGTTCTTGTTGAACTGTCTGACTAGTTTAAATCCGCTTTGAGCTTCTGCCTTTTCTATTACACTATTAAAAATAGGTAGCAAGATATCCCTTTGCATCGGGAAGGTTGGTGAGACTATACATCCTTCATTTGGTACTTTGAATGTAAGCCAGCCCGCATGCGCGAGCTTGATAGCTTCCATAACTAATCCGACACTTTTCCCGCCGCGAATCCCGCTACTCATAAGTCGTATCATCTTCTGGCTGGCGTGGAATTGCTGCTGGAACTTGTGCGGCTTGTAGTCCAGTTTTATCTGTAGTACTTCTGGCATGATATCACTCGTAATTATTGGTGGGGGGGCGCATGCGCCACCCCAGTTCAACTGCTGCCCGTCGTCATTCCGCAGCTATCAGTATCAGATAGCATACTTGGACTTAGGTCGGATAGGACTTACTGCTAATTTCCATTATGATGAATGGTCTAAGATCGCGAGAAACCCTTCCTTTGAGTCATACCAAATATCTCAAACAAACTATATGCTTCATCTTTCTCAATCCAAGTACACGAACTAGGTCTCTGGTCTTCCTCGCTCTTGAAGAAACCGTAACGTTCTCCATCATCTAAACATCTTATACCATTGAAGTCCGAGTCATGGCATGCGCGTACTGTATGCTCGTTGACTTCTTCATCTTTGAAATGTTTCAAAGTAACCTCTACACTCTTAAGCGCAGAATCAATACCAATACAATCAATCATCCCGCGTATTACATACCATAGCGCTTTCTCTCTGTCTGTTGGTTCAGTGCCTTTATGTTTGGCACGAGCTATATACTTGACAACATTGCCGTCAAAGTAATCCAGTTTCTGATCCGCGATATAATCTGAGGCCTGAATCTTGCCTATGTTATAATGCGCTGGTTTGTTCACAATATCCTCTCTGTTATCTCGGTATTTCTTGCACGCCTCGCAATCCATAGCGCGACACAATAGCCCGCTCTTCCTCTGCTCGTCTGTTAAACTACATGTCATTGTTCATCAACTCCTTTTTCTGTTCAATAATATTTCCAGTTTCAATATCAATCAACACAGACCCGCCAGGCCCGAAAAATTCTCTTACTGCCGCCATCTTAATCAACCGCGTTCTTCTTCAACATCCCAATCTCTTTTAGATGCTCGCGCAATAGCTCGCCATAGCGCGCGAACTCGTACAGCTCGAGTAAGTCATAGAACACTGCCATCTTACTGAGCGCGTTCAGAATAATCCTGAACAGGAAATCATTATGCCTGTCCTCGTTCTCGTATATGCGCTTAGCCTGTGCGAATACTGTCCTGTCGGAATAGTTCACCCAGACTACGTACATACCTGCCAAGCCAGACTGAGTCAGTTCCTTGCTCTGGTTCTTCTTATAGTCTGCCTGCAAGTCCTGCCACGAGCCGGTCTTGAACTCTATCTCTTTCAACAGTTTCTTAATTTCCTGCTCTTTCAGCATTCCGTTGTGAGTGCGCGTTTGAGTCTCTACGTTCATTATGAATAGCGCGGGACAGGAATATGAAACCTGTCCCGCAGGGGATCTCCCAAAGAATGGGAGACTATGAATGCCGGCACACGCACATGGGAATACGCGCATGCCAGCTTGTCCTCTGGTGAAGACTATGAATCCTTTTTCTTCTTGTCTTTCTCCGGCTCTTCTGTATAAGTCTGCCAGCCGAGTGTAATCTTGCCCGCGACTTCCTTGGGCGCTTCCTTTATCTTGCCGAGCTTGAATAATAGATTAGCAACCTCCTTGTTCTCAGACGTCATTGCCTTTATGCACTCGACTTTCAGAAACGCGCTTGGTTGTTCCTCGCCGCCCTTGATGACAATGCATTCCTCGTTAAGTATTGTATTTAGTTG